TGAGAAAAAATTTAAACTCCAAGAGAGAATAGAAGCATTAGATATTTCGCCAGAAACAATCGAGAGAGGCTTTTGCACGCTAGAAAATAGTGAATCTGTCTGGGAGTACCATTCCCCTTGGAGTGAATTTATTGAAGAGACATCGATTCATCTAGGCAAACGAAGTATGGGCTGGCGGTTTTGCTGGAATTTCAATAAAGAGAAATATTACCGAAATAAGGAGGAGCTCTTAAGTTTTATTCGTAGCGGTCGAGTGGTTGATGAGTATGGAGCAGAGGAAGATATCGAAGAGTTTATCGAGATGGCTTTTAGTTGGGGAGAACCTGATGGTCACATTTATAATCAAGCCTATCTTGATCACATGAAAAAAGAGGGCTATCACCGAGACTATGGATACGATCAAAGCAAATATTTTGATCTTATCGTAGATGGACTTAGAGTGTCTACTTCAACTGAATTTAGTTAAAAAAAAATAAAATATTATGGAAATTAAATTTGCAGACACATTCTTTAAATCATTAGAGAGAATGGTAAATCGTCAGAAATGGTACTGGCAGACTTGGGATTTCCTTCGTTATGACCTACCCAATGGAGTCAAAAATATCTTCTTTTTCTGGAAGGTAATTTGGAACTACCGCTCATGGGACTCAAGCTTTCAAATGAGAATCTTATCTCGTTCTCTTGAACCACTTGCTCATACACTAGAACACCATGGAAACGAAGTAGATGGACCTAGATTAAAAAAAGTAGCCAAGATCAAGAGAGCTATTGAGATCCTAAACCGACAATCAACGGATGACTATATTGATTTAGCTGAAGAGACTTTAGGATATACTGTAGATCTTTCATATGGAATCTTTGGAGATAAAGATGAAGAGGATCAACCTGCTAGCATTAAGGAGATGAATAGCAAAATCTACGCCTTATCTCGTGAACTTGAAGAAAAGGAATGGAAAGAACTCTGGACTATCTTTGATGGTCAAGAACACTCTCATTATGTGATGCTCCTAGATAAAGCCAAGTCTCAAAATGTTGATCTAGAAACAGAAGACCTTTGGGATAAATGGTTCGATGGATCAGGTATGAAAGGCTGGTGGGATTAATAAACTAAAAATAAAAATATGAAACATTTAAAATTAAATTGGCAACTCATTGGATTAATGCTAATTATATTTTCTTCATTTGGAGGACTCATGTATGGTTACAATAAGAAATCAAAAGAGTGTGACCTAGTAGTCTTTATCAAAGGTCAACTCTCAATTGATGCAAGAAACGTAAATCATTATAGTAATGGATTTACTTCAATTGAGCTTTGTAATGGTAAAACTGAAGTATATCATAGCGGTTTAATAATTAAAGTAGTAGAAAAATGAAACTTTTAGCACTTACATTAGTTTTAATAGTAATAAGCACTATTATCACCTTACTTGTAATGAAATTTTCAAGTAGAGTAATAAATGAAGCCGACGACTTAGATAACCAACCCGATTAAATTTAAAGTATGTATACACCAGCAGAATTAGCAAAAGTCGTATTCTTTGATCTAGAAACAGCATCAGAATACGCATCACTTGATCAATTAGCTCTTAACAAACCAAAAATGGCTGAATTATGGTCTAAACGTTGTGACTATCTTCGTTCCCGATTTGATGAGAATCGAGAGATGACAGACGAACAGTTATATGAAGCAAAAGCTGCATTAACTCCAGAATTTGCTAGAATAGTTTGTGCAACATTTGGTCGATTAACCTTTGTTGGAGAGGATCCTAATGTGATCCTAAAAAGTTACTGTTCAGAACATGAAGATGAAGTACTTGATGGAATTCAAAAAGTATTTGATAAGTTCGCTGCTCTTAAATTTTCAGGACATAATATCAAGAGATTTGATATACCGATGATGTGTAAACGTCTCCTAATCCATGGAAGATCCTTACCTAAAGGCTTACAAATTCAAAATCTTAAACCTTGGGAAATGCCATTTGTTGATACCTCTGAATTATGGAGCTTTGGTGCATGGCAAGAGGGATTCGTTTCACTTGAATTATTAGTGACTTCGATTGGTCTTGAGACTCCAAAAGGAGATATTAAAGGTGAAGAAGTCAGTCGAGTATTTTGGCAAGATGGGGATACTCAAAGAATTGCTGAATACTGCCAGCGAGATGTTTTTGCTGGAATTCAAACTCTTTTAAAACTATCAGGACTTTGTGTAGTAGAAGAGTTTGAGACACAATCATAAATTGGAATCTAAACTAGAATATTTTAAGGACCCAAACTTTGTCTTTGACGAAGCGAGCCACTCTTACTCATACCTGAATCCTGTAACAGGAAGACCAGTCCAGTTGTTTCAATCTGTGACTGGTTTTTTGGGACAGTTTAAGAAGCCATTTGATTCAGACATGATTGCTGGCATGGTGGCTAAGAAAAGAGGTACCGCCAAGAAAATTATCCTAGCTGAGTGGAAAGAGATCTCTGATATTGCTCTTACGCTTGGGACAAACGTTCATAAATGGATTGAAGATTACTATAATGGTCTTAATCCTGCAATGCCAACCGATGATCGAGAACTTGACCGAGTCAATAAGTTTCTAGCCTTATATGATGAACGACTTCATAAATTTACACCAGTACATCAAGAGTTTAGAGTATTCTCCAGGAAATGGGGATTAGCTGGAACCCTCGATGCACTCTTTAAATTAAATGAAGGGCGATATGTTGGAGACTGGAAAACAAATAAGAAATTTACAACAGACTCTGATAAAGAGGGTAGAAAACAAAAAATGTTATACCCTTTTGATGACATGTGGGATAATTCTTTAAACGGATATTCAATACAGCTAAGTCTATACCGACTAATGCTTCAAGAGGAATCCGGATATGAAACGCAAGGAGGTTTTTTAGTTTGGATTGGACCAAATGAAAAACCGGAGATGCATAAAATAGTAGATCTTAGAGATCGACTATACGATTTTTTGCAAAAAAATAACAACAATATATTATGAGTAACAACCCTAGAGAAATTACATTTGGATCAGAATCCAGAGACGCTTTAAGAAGAGGCGTAAATAAATTGGCAGATTCTGTAAAAGTAACGCTTGGTCCAAAAGGACGAAACGTAGTTCTTGGAAGAAAAAACCAGTATGCTATTACAAAGGATGGTGTTAGTGTTGCACGTGAAGTATTCCTGAAAGATCCTGTTGAGAACTTAGGTGCTCAAATGGTAAAGCAAGTAGCTTCAAATGTTGCAATGGAAGCCGGCGACGGTACCACTACTGCGACGGTGCTTGCCCAAGCTATTCTAAATAAAGGAATCAAGTTAATTGAATCAGGATACGATCCAATGGAATTGAAAAAAGGTATTGATCAGGCAACTGATATTATCAAACAATATTTAGAAGATACCTCAGTTAATGTAGATAATATTGAACAGATTAGAAATGTTGCAACTATTTCTGCTAATGGAGATACTACTATTGGAAATATTATTGCGGATGCAATGGAAGTGGTTGGATTCGACGGAATTATTACAGTAGAGGACAGTCAAACCCATGAGACAAGTATGACAGTTGTTGAAGGAATGCAATTTGGTGGAGGGTATATTTCTCCATACTTTATCAATCATATGGAGAAATTCGAGGTAAACTATAACAATCCATTTATACTTGTTTACAGCGGTAAAATTAAAGGTCTTAAAGGATTAGTAAATATTCTTGACTATACTGTTTCTAAGAAAAGGCCCCTATTAATTATTGCAGACAATATTGAAGGTGATGCTTTACAAGCACTAATCATGAACCGAGTTAATGGTTCTCTTGAAGTAGCTGCAGTTAGATCTCCATCATATGGTGAGCATAGAGCAAATCAATTAAGAGATATTGCAGCCGTTTGTGGAGCTACTTACCTATCTGAAGATGCTGGCCATGATATTGCAAATATCAATCCGGAAGCAGTTGAATCAATCTTAGGCCAGTGCGAAAAAATTACAGTAACTCACGATAGTACTGTACTTGTAAATGGTGCTAGCGAAGAGGGAGAAATTGAAAAGAGAGTTAATGAGATTAAGGCTCAAATTGAATTTAAAGACAATGAGTCTGAAAAACTTCTTCTAAAGGAGAGATTATCTAAATTAGAAGGAGGCGTTGCAATCCTTAAAATTGGAGCATACAGCGAAGTTGAGCTTAAGGAGAAAAAGGACAGACTTGACGATGCTCTTAGCGCAACTAGAGCAGCAATCGAAGAGGGTATCCTGCCAGGTGGAGGAATTGCACTACTTAATGCAAGTATTAAAGTTCACGCCGGAATAGCCGATGGAACCTATTCTTTTGATAGTGCTGAGACTCTTACTGGAGCAAAATTATTACTTGAATCTTGTGAATCACCACTTTCTGCAATCTTAGCAAATGCAGGAATTAGTTTTGACGTGATCAAAAACAAAATAGTAGAAGCAAATGATCCTCTATATGGATACGATGCTCGTAATGCCCAATATGTCAATATGATTGACTCAGGAATTATTGACCCTGCAAAAGTTACTCGCTCTGCACTAGAGAATGCAGTTTCAATTGCTGGATTAATGTTAACAACTGAGTGTACTTTAATGGAGGAACCGTCTGAAAGTCAGCCAACTCAATAAGACCAACCAATATTAAAAAGTAAAAGAGATAGGAAACTATCTCTTTTTTGTTTTTTATAAAAACTTTATCCAACAACGAGTGTATAAATTATAAATTAATTCGCAATGACAACTATTGATCAATTCACAACATTAGGTAAATACAATACACGTGTTAACCTTACAGCCGAAGATAAAAAAGCCGGAGTTAAAATCTATTGCCATGAGCCATATGCACAAGAGCTATATGATCTAATGAATAGATATGAGAAAACTGGTGACGTTTCAGCAAAAGACCTACAGGAAAGTGGCGTATACCGAGTACAAGCAAACATTATCTCTTTTCAGGATAAACTAATTCATGCAGAGGAGGTAACTTCTAAGACACCAATCATTATTCCTTTTAGAGAATACTCAAAAAATATTGAGACTCTTTCTCAAGGAGAGGATAGAGAGTTTTTAATTATGGTTTATAAATCAACCAAGTTTGGTGAAAACTATGGATCTGAAAGAAAAGCACTATCCATCTCATACAAACAAGACCTATTTACTAATCTTGCCGAGAATAAATGGTTCGATGTAACCATTACTAAACTAATTAAAGGAGGATACCTTGCTCTCTATAACAAAGAGATTGAGTGCTTTATTCCAGGGTCGCATGCAGCAGCTAACGTAGTCCATAACTTTAATGATATGTTAAACAAGACATTGACAGTAATGGTTGACAACTACGATCAAGCAAATGACCTATTCATTCTTTCATATAAGAAGTATGTTACTCATTCGATGCCTACAATGATTGAAAATCTTGACTTCAATCGAGAATATACTGGAACGCTTACTAATAAACCATATGACTTTGGTGTATTCGTTGAGATTGATGGATATTTTACTGGTCTTGTACATCAAACCGAATTTGATGACTATGAGACAATCAAACGAACTTTACGAACTGGTGATTCACTCAATGTATATGTAAAAGATATTACATCGAAAGGTGGACAATTTAGAATAGTCCTTACTCTAAATCCAGAAAGTGTTAATACTGAAAAATTAGCATGGCAACAGCTTAGAGAAAAAACTGAGTCTAGACGTTTTGCATACGAGGTTAACACTAAGAAAAATTCTATTTCAATTGATATAGATGGTGAAAACTATGAAGTATCACTAAAAAGAAAAGATCTTGAAAATAACATAAATAAGTTTCCATATGTTAGGGTTTCTAGAGTAGATATCCTAAATAAAAGCTTAAAATTTGAATTCGTTGAAGACTCTGAAAATTAATTTTTAAAAGAGCTCTTACTCAAATGAAGGACAAGATAAATAACCAAGAACTAAACCAGTTCGATCTAGATTAAGACGGTAAAATTAAAAAATTTAACAATCTGCAGCGCTGATAGTATTAGCAGTGTTGTCTAAAAAAACAAGTAAAACACATGGCAAGTTCCCTCTTTAAAGAACGACTCGAATATAAACCCTTTGAATATCCAATATATTACACGGAAGGTTGGTTACTACAAGCACAAGCATTTTGGCTGCATACTGAAATTTCAATGCAGGGTGATATTAAAGATTGGAATGAAAATTTAACACCCTCTGAAAAAAACCTAGTTGGTAATATTCTTTTAGGTTTTGCTCAAACTGAATGCGCAGTAAGTGACTATTGGACTGGCATGGTTACTAAGTGGTTTCCTAAATATGAAATCAAGCAAATGGCAATGATATTTGGTTCACAAGAGACAATACATGCCGTTGCCTATTCTTACTTAAATGAAACCCTAGGCTTAGATGATTTTAAAGCATTTATGCATGAACCTACCATTGCTGCTAAATTTGAATTTTTATTATCTACAGCTAGCGATTATACCCATATTGATCTAGCTGATTCATCAGATGCCCGTAGAGATGTGGCAAAGTCACTTGCTATATTTTCCGCATTTGCTGAAGGAGTATCCCTCTACTCATCCTTTGCTGTCCTATATTCTTTTCAAATGAGAAATTTCTTAAAGGGAATTGGTCAGCAAATGAAATGGTCAGTTAGAGATGAGTCTCTTCACTCTAAAATGGGCTGCCAGTTATTTCGACATATGTGTGACGAATATCCAGGACTTAGGGAATCTGTTCAAACACAAGTAGAAGAAGCTGCTGTCTTAATGGTAGAGATGGAGCTTACTTTCATTGATAAAATGTTTGAACTTGGAGATCTTGAAAATCTTAAAGCAGAAAACCTAAAAGCCTTTATTAAAAAGAGAGCAAACGAAAAACTAAACGAATTAGGATACGCCTCAATTTTTGAATATAACGAAGATTCAGCATCAGAACTTGACTGGTTTTATCATCTTACTGGTGGACATACCCATACTGACTTCTTTGCAATTCGCCCTACTGATTACGCTAAAGCCGGAGAAAATGAAAACTGGTCAGAAGAGGAACTCTGGTAAATTAACACCAATTGGTGAATATTGTCGTATGTTAGATGAAGCTGGCAAACGTAGCCCAGCTTCATGGATTATTGTCTCTCCTAGAATAGCAGAAAAATTAAATAAATTAACGAATAATAAAGAAGATGGAAGAAAATGAAATGAATCACGGAGAATCACTAGGTTGGGAAATCGGCGTTCACTTTCCAGTATGGGCAAATACTGAAGTATATGTTAAAACAGTATCTAGAGGATACCTACTTGAGGGTGAAACACCTAAAGACGCTTATTGGAGAGTATCAACTGCCGTTGCGAAGAGACTTCGTAAGCCAGAAATGGCATCTAAGTTTTTTGACTATATGTGGAAAGGCTGGTTAAATTTAGCAACTCCGGTATTTTCAAATACTGGTACTGAACGAGGTCTTCCTATTTCATGTTTCGGCATTGACGTTGCTGACTCAATAGCAGATATTGGAGGAAAGAACCTAGAACTTATGCTCCTAGCTAAACATGGTGGAGGCGTCGGGGTTGGTGTAAATCAAATACGTCCAGCAGGTTCTACTATTTCTCAAAACGGTACATCTGACGGACTTGTTCCTTTCTGTAAAATATACGATTCCTCTGTTCTTGCAACAAATCAAGGAAATGTTCGTAGGGGTGCTGCTTCTGTGAATATGGATATTGAGCATGGAGATTTTTGGGATTGGCTAGAAATTAGAGAACCTAAGGGAGATATTAATCGACAGTGTTTAAATCTTCATCAGTGTGTTGTCGTATCTGATGACTTTATGCAAAAACTAGAGCATGGCGATAAAGAAGCTCGTCGTCGATGGACAGCGGTGTTAAGAAAACGTAGATCTAGCGGTGAGCCATATATTATGTACAAAGGAAACGTCAATCGTCAAAATCCTGAAGCATACAAAAAGAACGGCCTTAAGGTTTATATGACAAATATTTGTAGTGAGATCACTCTACATACAGATGAAAATCACTCATTCGTGTGCTGCCTTTCCTCTCTAAATCTTGCAAAATATGAAGAGTGGAAAGATACTGACCTGATCTACACCGCAACATGGTTCCTAGATGGAGTGCTTGAAGAATTTATTCAACGCGCTAAATACATGAGAGGATTTGAAAATTCAGTTCGATCTGCCGAAAAGGGTAGAGCTCTTGGATTAGGTGTATTAGGATGGCATACCTATTTACAAAATAAAAATATCCCATTCGATTCTCTACCTGCTCAATTTGAGACTCGTAAAATATTTTCACAGCTTAAAATTGAAAGCGAACGTGCAAGTAGAGATATGGCAAGGGAATATGGTGAGCCCCTATGGTGTGTTGGTACAGGAATGAGAAATACTCATCAGCGTGCAGTTGCACCTACTGTATCTAACTCTAAGCTTTCTGGAAACGTCTCTGCTGGTATTGAACCATGGGCAGCAAATGTATTTACTGAGCAAACAGCAAAAGGTACCTTTATTAGAAAAAATCCTTCCTTAGAAAAGGTCCTTGATAAATTAGGGTTCAATACTAAAGATACTTGGGATCAAATTCTAGAAGACGGCGGATCTGTACAAGATCTAGAGTGTATTGATAATTACTTTGTAAAATTAGGAGAAGCTGGAAATCCTATTACCCTAAGTAAATTTAATAGGCTTCCAGAAATAGATCAATCTAGCTATATCCCGTTAAAGGATGTGTACCTTACGTTTAAAGAGTTAAATCAATTAGAACTAGTTCGTCAAGCTGGATTAAGACAACAGTATATTGATCAGTCCGTTTCTTTGAATCTAGCCTTTCCTACTGAGGCTGAGCCTAAATTTATAAATCAAGTTCACCTAGAAGCATACAATGCTGGAATTAAAACTCTGTATTATATGAGAACCGAATCAGTATTACGTGGAGATATTTCAGCTAGAGCAATGGTTGACTGTCTAAGTTGCGATGGATAGAATCAAAATTAAAATAAATATCAAAGCAGCAAATTACTTTTGCTGCTTTTTTGTTTAGATAAATAATAAAAAATATTTTTTCATGCTTAATTTCAATCAATTTATAAATGAAAGTAAAGATCATGAATTTGAATCTATTGAAAAAGGTGATTTAGTTAGATACGCAGCTACTCGATTTACGGTAAAGAAAGTTAATGACGGTGCGATTGTTCTTGATAGTAAATATGGTGACATACGTGTTAATAAAAACATGTGGAACCAGCGAGACGGAATCATCATAGAAAAAAAGAAAGACTCTAATAAAGATGAAAAATAAACATATCCGTAAGTATTCAGAATTTATTATTGAACAGGACATGGGAATGCCTCCTATGCCAGGCGCACCAGCTGCGCCAGTAAAGAAGGCAATTGAATATAAATTTCTATTTATGACTGGACATGATGATATTGGAAACAGTCGTCGTAAATACCCAGATGGTAGTGTAGTTGTTGAATATCCATGTTATTCAATTGATGCAGAAAAACTAAAGACTTGGGCTCAAGAAAATATAATAGATTCAGATAAGAAAAAGTTAACTGGACCTGAAATTGAAGTTCGTCAAAAAAGTCTAATTGACATTGTTAAAGGCGACCGTGTAAATATCTCAAGCGAAGATTTACCATTTATTGAAAAGCTAAAAAATGCATCTGCTTCAAATATTATAGCTAAGCAGCTACCAGACGTCACAGTTGTTTTTTCAAATAATACACCTACTACTGAAGACATCGACGTCACCTTCATAAAACATAAAAAGTAATGATTAAGTCATTTATCGAATTTATAAACGAGAGCATGGATCAAAAATCCCAATTTATTAAAGATCTTTCTCAAACACTGATTGAGAAATTACGTACTTCCTATCTAGATGAGAGTACACAATATACTATTTTTTCTGGAATGGAATTTACAGAACCATTTATATTTGACCTGATTCTAAATGTTAGAGCAGATGGATCACCTGATCTTGAGCAAGATAGCCACTTTAAAGGTCTTCCTTGGGAAAAAATAAATTTTGACCGCTTAGGGTACTGCATTGATGCTAATACCAAAATGAGTAAATCAAAATTAAAAGTACCTAAAATCACATTTCATATTATCTTAAATCCAAAGGAGGAACCGATACTATATAGTAAATTATATTATCGATTATTAGATATCCTTACTCATGAAACTAATCATCTAGATCAATTAGGTCTTAATCGAAATCCTTTTAATTCTCATGTGAGTGATAAAATGAAGAGACATAGTGCTAAAAAGAGCTATAAATATTTCCTATTAAGCGATGAAATAGAATCAATGGTTGAAGGAATGTATGCAAGCTCACAAGCCCAAAATATTCCATTGGACCAAGTATTTGATAATTATCTAATTCCATTTATTCAATCTGGATATATTAGTCAAGATGAATATAGTCATGTAATGAAAGTATGGGTTACTCAAGCACTAGAACAGTATCCAGATGCTACTTTTTCAAATAAGGTAGACCATATAGTTACCTCAATTTAAAAACCACTTCATATTTTTTAGTAAAAAACTATAAAAAGTATTAAATATGAACGATTTTGAAAAACTAAAAGCTGAAATTGCCTCTGTTCAAGCTGCAATCTTTGATCCAATTATTTCTCTTATTTCAACAGCAGAAGAAGATGCTGATAAATATTACGGAAAAGGTGTAAAAAGCGCTGGTAACAGACTTAAAAAGAAAATGCAAGAGATCCGTAAAGCAATTAAGCATCCTGCAATTAAAGCTGAAATGACTAAGCTTCAAGAAGGTGCAAAGAATCTTCGTCAAACATTAACTGACGAGATCTCAGCAAAATAAGAATTACCCTCTACCTTTAAACTATGAAAAAGCCTCTTTTTGAGGCTTTTTTTTTGTTTTCTTAAAACTTTAGTAATATATGTAGTACAAGACTATAAAAATAACAACAAAAATTATGACAGATTTTTTTGATTTACCAGAAGAGAACTTTTCAAGAAAGCCTCAAGCTGGTGGCGGTAAAAAAGTAGATCCGAACGTTTATGACCCGGATCCAAATGCGCACAATGGTTCGTATAAATCAGTATTTAGATTTATCCCTTATGTGTTTGACAAAACAAAAAGCAAGTACACTAAGTACACTGCTAAATTTTGGAATCCTTTAACTAAGGAATCCTTGATTATTGACTGTCCATCGAATGTTGAAAAACCTTCAATCTTATGGACAATGGAATCAGTTTTAAGATCTTTGAAAAAAGAAGAACCTGAAATTGCTGAAGAAATTGGTAAAAACTTCTCACGATGGAGTACTAATCACTCAGCCGTTTACATCAAGAAGGATCCACAAAGACCTGATCTTGAAGGGACTATTAAAATCTTTAAATTCAGAAATCAAATTGGTATGTTAATCGACCAATTGGTAAATCCTGAAGAATTAGATGGATTCTCAACAAGCAAAAAAGTAAATCCTTATCACTTACTTGAAGGAAAAGATTTACTTTGTGTAGTCGGTAAGAAAACCAAAGAGTTTAGAGACTGGGCTAAATGTAAGTTCATGGATGAAGTTACTCCATTAGTATTTAAAATTGGTGATACTCAAGTACAGGTCAAAAATGATGAAAAATCAATTAAGCTTGTAACCGAGTTCATGACAAAGAATACTCCAAAAATGGATGAATACTTTCACCAAGATTGGACAGAAGAGACCTTCACTAAAGTAGCTGAGGCAATAGTTGCAGCGGTTCCTCAAAGAGAAGTTCTTGAGATGATTCTTGAAAGAAGTAAGGATACTAAAATGAATGAATTAATTCGTTCTAAAATGAAACCTGGAAAATCAAATGCTCCAAAAGCAAGCGTCAATGATGATCTAGAGTTTGCAAGTACCCCTGCATCATCTGTTACTGAGTCTCCGGCAGAATCGACCACTGCTGGTTCTGAAGACGATGAATATGATTCACTATTCTCAAACTTATAAAATAATTCGTATCAATTATGGAAGAAAATAAAGAAGCTCAAGTTTCTCTTGAAAAAGAGAATATCCAGCAAGGAGAACAGGCTCAGCAAAATATCCTGTTTGGGACAATTACATACGCTGATGATAACGCATATGAAGAGTTTATAACTAAAATGAATATTAGTCAAGCTCTATTTGTTCTAATCGCATCTGCTAATTATTCTCAAGCTAAAGGAGCATTCAATCTATTAGAATCTGAAACTCTTTCTGCTGCAATTCGATCAATTCGTAAGACTAGCGAAAAAACTGACACTGAACCTCAAAAATAAAAGTTAACATGGACTTAATTATAGACGGTAACGCTTTTATTAATGTCGCAATAAGCGTCACTAAGTCGTTGTCCTTCAAGGATAAAAGAACTGGTGATGCTTATTATGTTAATGACTTATTTAATGATGGAGGATTTATATTAAAGGATCACGTAAGAATAACATTTAGAAATTTTTGTTTTACTTACCTAAATTCTTTAATTGCCCCCATTTCGTCTAATCCGGAAAAAGTCCACATTGTTTTTGATTCAGCAAGTTGGAGAAAAGAGTACACTAATGAATTCTTTAAGAATTCAGATTTTAAGACTACTTCTGCTCCTACTGAGTTTAAATACAAAGGAACTCGTAAATACGACGATCATCAATACCTTTTCTTTGATTATTTTCAGAATGTAATTATGGCACCACTTGTTGCCAGGTCTGGAATTAACCAATATAAATTTAAAGGTACTGAAGGTGACGATATCATTGCATACCTATGCGATGTTTTAAAATGTGACATCTTGATCTACACAGTAGACCAAGATATTAAACAGACTACTGGGATTACTGATAAAAATGTACTTGTGATTACGCCTAAGCAAATGGCTAAAACCAAGAGACTTTTTGTCCCATCCCAATTAATTCCTACCGCTGCTAACGAAGAAATAGATAACTTTTTCTCACTAAGCGACGATCATATCACTGGAGCAACAATTGAAAAAACTATCTCTAATCTAATCAACAAAGATTATGTAGAGTACAAAGTAGATTTTGTTGATGAAGTATTAAGTAAAATATTATTAGGCGACAAGTCAGATAATATTCCAAAGATAACAAGTGTTTCACCAACTAAAGCTAAAAAAGTAATCTCTGCAGTTCATGAAAAGTTTGGAGATCAAATTATCTCTCAACTAGATGACTTGAATGAAGAGGTAATTTCCAGCATTGTTTCAGAAATTCAAATAGTTAATAAGATCAAGGATCAGGATAAAATAGATGAGATTAGAGAGCACTTATTGTTTAACCTTAAGCTAACTCGTCTCTCAATTAAAGTATTTCCTGATGAAATCAGAGATGCCCTAATTGAATTCTTTGAGTCATATCGAATGACTGCTTATAATCCTAGAGAATTTACAAATTTAAAAAATAATTTATCAGTACTATGACACCTCTATATGAAAGAGTCCTAGTTAAACCTAGGCACAAAGAGACTCGTACGAGTCAAGGAATCATGCTTCCTGAAAAAGCTATAAAAAAACCAAATGTCGGTGTTGTAGTCAATGCTGGTACTGGGACCAAAAATAATGAAATGCTAGTTAAACCTGGTGATCAAATCTTATTTAATCGTTATGCTGGATTAGAGCTAATGTACAAAGGAGAAAAGCACTATGTTATTATGGCAAATGAAATTATCGGAATACTCGATGATATTGACGATATTTCCCTAGAGGAATTTGAATAAAACAAAAGAGGAGCATTTAGCTCCTCTTTTTTATTTTATATCAGTTGACTCCAATAGCGTATAACTAAATTTATTTCCATGGATCTTAGCTGCCTTTTTACAGATAACTACGAAAGCATCAAAATCTTTTACTCTTTTAAATACTTGACATCCTTCTGACCAGTTTTCTACCCAAGTAGAATCTTGCCCAGCTTTGTGGATATTGATACCAAACATTCCAGTATCAGTTTTATTCTCTTCAAAAATAAGATCTTTATTTGCATCTCTCCAAACAGTAACATTACCATTTCTTTGGCATAGGGCTTCGTACTTTCCTTGATGTAAATCAATTTTCCATACTCCTCTGTACTGACCTGGTACTAATCTTGCAACACCATTCTTATTATGGAATTGCTGAACTCCTTTTTTACCAGGATCACATGTTGCCAGCCAACAATAATATTGCTGAACTCCCTTTTCATCTTTAAATGATATAGTAAGGTGATCATCAAAAACATTAGTCACTTTTTTATAAACCGACGGTGCTGTGTTTCTCACACCTACAATATTTACATCATACGATTTATTAGATGCATCCTCAAACCATACGTATCCTTTTGCTTTTACGGCAGATTCAACCTGTTCTCTAGTATAACTCATACTCTTTATTTTTTATTATTTATCAAACCAAAAAAAGAGATCCGAAGATCTCTTTTTCTATAATTGTTCTTTATTCTTAGAAACTTGGAATAAATCCAGTAGCATCTGAACTCAACGATCCTCCTACTCTTGTAATAGTAATTCGGTTGATGAATTTTTGAATTCCTCTTGGGAAATCTACTCGAATATCTATAATTGCTGCATTTGCAGAAATTACTTCATTTGTATTATTTGAACTATCAAATATTACTTCATATGTAGAAACTCCTTTTGCATTAACTACAGCGTTTAAGTAGTTTTCAACAATTGTTCTTACTCTTAATCTTGTAATCTCATCATTGAAATCAAACAAGAAGTTAAATAAGATTTTCTCAAGGTCTCTCTCAATAGTAGATAAGTTATCTCTAACGTGAGCATTATTAAGAGCTGAATTAATTCTTTGGTATGCAGTGTTATTAGAGAACAAGATAATTCCAAATCCTCTACGCTTAACTGTTAAGTTAAATCCAGCTGGCTCTAAGTAATCTCTATCATCATCAGTAAGATCATATTCTAATCCGACTATTTCTGGATCATTAAGAGCTCCACGTTTTCCACCAGCTACAATCAAGAATGGAGTACCATTTTTGAATTTTCTAACGTATAAGTTAGAAATATATCCTGCTTGAGGAACTGAGATATTCTTGCTTCCGCTTCTTACGATTAGGTTAGGGAAGTGATATGATGCATAAGAAGATAATGGAACTCCTTTAACATCCTCTTCAGCAAACTTATAAAGGAAGCTTGGATTCAGTGTAGTATTACCACCTGCTGCGATTAACTCAGTAGATACCAATTTATTAGTAGTATCAATAAAGCTAGGGTCAACTGATTTCTCAAATTGTTGCATTGATGGAGCATTTAAAAGTGCCATTGCTTGACCATTTACTGCAGCTAATTTAGCAAGTTGATATTTAGAAGAAGCAGATATTGTACCTGAATAAGAATCGACTACATATCTAAAATCAATTAATTCTCCATTTGAAAGTGCTTGTGGGATTAAAGTATCTGTGAAAAGATAATCTAAGATTCCGCCAGTTCCTTCTAATCGATCCGCTGTACCATCAGGTAAAACATCATTTCTTAATTTGAATGCTGCTAATTTTTGACCTTTTAAGTTAGTCACGAAATTAGGAATTCCAATATACACTTGAATCTCTAATCCAGTAGTATCTAATCCAGTTACTTCGTCTACTGAAGGCGCCATTGTTGTAACTTTAATAGTATCTGGAGCAAGTAAAGGATCTGGTGTAAATACTGATACTATTTTTAATAATCTTGATCTACCATCAGTTGTTGCAGCTTTGATATAACTATTTGGCTTAATATATTTATTAACTAGTGCTTTATTTGGTACACTGATTGCTCCATCTAATTCAAGAGTCAACACATTAGGCTGAGCAATTGAATAACTTGCAAATATTGCAGTATCCGTCAAGTCAAAGGTGTGACTAAAATCGTCACCGTCAGCTAGGGCAACTTTAAAGTAATCTGAACCAGATACGTTATACGCATTAGCATTAACTTGTGAAGTCAATGATATTCCTGAGTATACTTCAATTTTGATATATTTAAAAGTAAGAACCGTTAAATTATCAACCACTTTTAAATAACGAGTCGGGTTAATACCGTCTGAACTAGTATCTCCAGTTTTTAGGAAACCTTTTGTATATGCTTCATATAACTTACTTCCTTCCATTGCAACAATATAGTCTGTTGCTGCAGTGATAAGGTATTGATCACCAACTGCTACACCGGTACCTAATAAAAAGGTAGCTTCTACTATAGTACTATCCATTTCAAATACTAATTCAGCATCAACTGGTCTAGAATAACTTATTGTATCAATTAATGGAGTTGCATTAACTGCTGGGTTAGCGTATGTAACTGCAGTAACTGTTAAAATCTCAGGAATGGTACCTCCAACGATAGTGATAGTATCACCTACTTCATATCCAGTTCCAGGATTATTTACAACAATACTAGTAATTACACCAAGAGTAGCAGTAATATCTACCGTTAAGCCAGTACCGCCACCAGCACTTGTGGTTGCAACACCAGTTGCAGTAGAATATACTGTACCTAAACCGTTTGTAGTAAAGCCGGTCGGTGTTATTCCTCCAATATAGACGTTATCAAAACCTCCATTATCAGCGTAGTATGCTAGTTCATCAATACCTTGACCAATTATATCAACTCTATGAGTATATACATCAGTATCAAGAAAAGTATCATTCGTAAGATCAATTAAGTCTAATTTTTCAGTGTCTAGTGCACAAATTAATCCAGTTGTTGGGAATGCTCTGTTTACCAGTCTGTCAATTGAAACTGTTACTCCACTCTGATCTCTAAAATCAGGGATTAAACATCCGATTGTTCTATTAATTACTCTGATTTCTCTTAATGCAAAAAAGTTTGCTGAATTAGCACTCTTTAAACCAGAGGCATCAAAGTAGGATTTATAGATCGGGTCATTTGAAAGTTTTAAGTAATTTGTCCAATCTCCATTAACTACGATTACCTCAACAAAATAGTCAGAGATAAAATCATCTGGGTGAAGAAACGATGGAAATTCAACTGATCCTCCACCAACACTTGCATACCATTCGGTAGCAGTAACATCAAAGCCAGAAACATTTGCTTTTCTTACCCATACAGTCATATTAGATTGTCCTAAGTTTGCAAATGAAAGAACCTTGTTTGATGCAGAAGTAGTTATACCAAATCCTCCAGGAGTAGTGATATAATCATCACCTAATGCTAAGTTTTTAGATTTATTTACTTTATCTGCGTCTGCAAACCATAATCTCTGACGATTAAAGAATTCAACGATTGGATACTGGTTAGTACCATCATTATTTGCAGCAGATTCAGTATTGAATGTAGTGAATGCAGCCTGGTCCAAATTTGATGCAGGAATAGCAATATAAGTATCTAAAGGCAATACATTCATTGCAAATACTGGTCCTTCTCTTAGAGCAACCTCAATTGTTCTATGGAAGTAACTTCCTGCTTTTTCTAATTTTGGATCGATTTCTCCAAATACTGCTCGTAAAGTTCTAATGTCATTAATCAATACAACAGTATTAAAGGGTCCAACTCTACTTGATCCTACGATCAAACGACCAGTTGTAAGAGGTAAAACTACGTTCTCACTTGCATCGATTTCAACTGTGTAAACACCACTAGACTTGTAATTATTTAAGTTTATCCTTGGTTCAGCCATCTCGGTATAGATATTTTTAATTATTTATCTTAAATAGCATCAATAAATCTAAAAAAATTGAAAAATTAAGATCCTCGACTCGTTTTACAGTATAAGATAACAAAATACAATAAGAATGGCAAATATCGATAATACTTGTGCCGATCTTAAGATCGAAGATCTATATTCACAAAGCACTGATACTCTAGGAGACATTATGGCTCTCCAAAAGGATACTCAAAGCACTGTATATGGATGGAATTTTGACAATATGACTCTTCGCGAGATCATGTCATTTTGGCATGCCAATACCCACGCAATAGTTGATGAAATCCATGAGGCAACTGATGCACTTGGTGGAATCAAAGACGGTAGCGGAAACGCTATTTGGAAATATTGGAAGAGTGACTTTAGTAAATATAGTTTCATGAAGTTTTCCGATCTTTCTGAAGGTGACCAATTGGAATGTAAATTTGAAATAGTTGACATGCTACACTTCTTTATGAATTATGCTATTTCAATCGGCATGACTCCTCAAGAAATGTACAATATGTACATGGCAAAGAACGCAGAAAATCGCGAAAGACAGAAAAGAGGATATTAAAAAAAGTATAATAACTATGGATCCATTACAAAGTGGCGGTCAAGCTCAACCTCAATTAAATGTTAATTTAGCAGACGCTCCGTATATTGAATGCGAAGAGTGCAAAGGACGAGTATTTGAAGAAAAAATGATGATTAAAAAAGTATCTAAGTTTATGTCAGGCGCGGAACACGACTCTATTGCTCCAATTCCAGTAATTGCCTGTTCAAACTGTGGACACATTAACGAACTATTTAAACCTAGAGTATGATAATTGGTGCAGAAATACTTAATGACAATGTATTAACAATCTCATATTATAATGAGAGTGGAAAGATTGAGTTTATTCGTAAAAGATTAATGGATCATGAAATGTACAATTGGGTGGAATCTCAAACACCAACTGCCACCAAAAACTGGAATGGTAAGTTTGTAAAGAAAGGTAACTCTCAAGGTCAATACATGAATCAGTTTAGAATTCAAGAGTTGATTCAAGAGAAATTAACTGCTGAAGAACTTGAAATGGTCTACAATTTTGATAATTTTCCTAAGAAAACATATCTTGATATTGAGATTAAACTAATCGATGACTCTTTTCCAGAGCCAGATAAAGCCCGAATGCCGGTTGGACTTATCTCATTTTGCAATGAAGATAATGTTACCTACATTCTCTCTATCCTAAATACCGAAGATCAACCGGATGGACTTACTCCAGAACAAATAGTTCAAATGGAAAAAGGAGTTAATGACTACTTCCGAAAAACTGTTCCTAAAAAACCAGAAGATGCGCGTCTCTTTAATCAAGATTTTAAAATCAAATATAAATTCTTTAAGAGTGAAGACGAATTAATGGCGTTCTACTTTCATAAGATCATGCCTCACTTTAATTTTGTTACTGGTTGGAATGTTACTGAATTTGACTGGAAGTACTTGATGAATCGAGGTAAGAATCTAAAGATCGATATGATGGAGAACATGCCAACTCGATCAACTGTTTCAAAGGTTAAGATTCCTACCCATTTAGGTGTTCTCGATTATATGCAAGTCTTTGAAAAAATGAAGCCATATAAAGTAGTAGAAAACTATAAACTAGACTATATCGCAGACTTAGTGTTAGGTACTGCAAAACTACATCATGATTATTCTTCATTTATGGAATTCCAAAAGGATACTTATCTCTTTACTATGTATAACGTGATTGACGTTATCCTAGTTAAATTAATAGAGGATAAACTTGCCCTAATGGATGTTGCCTTTGCAATGGCAAATGTCGCTCAAGTAGAAGTAAACAAAGTATTTAGTCCAGTGTATATTGCTGAGATCTTAATGTGCCGTGAATTCCTAAATAAGAACATGAAGATGATGAAACTTCCTTGGGGAGAAGAGGTAATTGATGGTACCTATGCTGGAGCCTATGTAAAAGATCCAATTCCTGGATATTATGGCGCAGTTGCATGTTATGATTTCTCTTCAATGTATCCAAATATTCAAATCCAATTTAATATTTCACCGGATACCTATCTTGGAAAAACCGATAAGGTCAAAAAAGATGGCACTGAAATCCATACTAAAAACGATACTATGTTTTCAAGTAAAACTGATTCAGTTGCTAGAAAAATTCTTACTAGATTATATGATGAACGTATCAAAACTCAGGGTGAGATTAAACAATTAAAAAACTCAAAATAACCAAATAATATGAACACAGCACAAGATTTTGTAAACTGGCTCGAAGGTTTCTTAGACGCATGTAAGAACTCGCCATCTCCTCAACAAATTAAGGAGGTTAGAAAAAAGATTTCAGCATTGCCCTTAGCTAAAGATAGACTATTGTCTAGTCGGGTTACTGGTGAAATGTATAATCCATTATGGAATACTTCAACTGGAGCAGTTCCAGCGGATCATTTTCCAACTATTTCAATTGTCCCACCAGGATCAAACATTCCAAATAATGGACCATTAGATGATGAATTTCTTAAAGCGATTGAGGACAATAAATCTGCCTCAACTATGGAAGAACTTAATTCCTAAAAAAAACCAAGATCAAATGCACTTTGACGAAAACAAATTAATTTCCTTAATGGAGAATTTCTCTGGAGCAAAATTCCAGTGGATCAAAACAAATCGACCTGAGTTATTAGGTAAACTAGTTACGTGTAGAAATATCGAACCTCGAGGAGACCGATTTTTTGCAGTATTTGATGATGGGTCAAGTGTAGATACCTCTCAATTAAATACTAGTCTATTGATGATACATGGAGACATGCAGCCTTTGACTAGAGCCGAGGTTGAATCTATTTCCGGTCCACCTCGACCAATTGCTCCACAAGTACCTTTGGAAAATGGTCCAATGGGCGGTCCAGGACCAATCGGAAATCCTCAGTCGGTTCAACAACAAGTACAGCCTCAGCCTGCAGCATCAAATATGTTTGAAATGTTTAATTCTGAGGAAAGAAATATAGATTTACAGGTGACTATTAGCCTACCTGACCAGGATTTTTTAAAAATGATGTATTCTAATGCAAAGGATAAAGATAAGTTTCTTGGCGAATTATCTGATTATGTATTTAGAGCGATAAATAAAACAGTAGTACAATCTTCTATTTCAACAATGGTAGTTCCTCAACCACCAAAACAAAGAAAGACTGGCCCTACTGTAAATATTACTGAGATACATGAAGAATGACCAATTTAATTCAAACGAAGAATATTCAGACGATAAGTTTAAAGTCCTAAATTTTACTGGAGATAAGGGAAGTTTCAAAAGAATTTCGTCATCGAGGGAAGCAATTTGTTTGCTTCCTTTTGACGTTAATGAAAACGACCAAATAAAAAATGTATATCTTGCAAAGTATCATGATTATGTTTTAAATGGAGAAAATAAAAGGTGTATCACCGCGTCTCTTAAACCTGACGAATTTAATACATATCATGAATCTCTTTCTGATTGTATAGATTCTGAATTAGGTTTATCTGATATTGATGTAAATGATATTTTTTATTTAGGACAAATACAGCACACTATTCCTTTTACTAAGACCTATAAGTGTTACGCTCTTAACTTAACTAATTATAGTGAAGACCCTACTGGATTTATGCCTAAAATAATTGATCCAGAATCTAAAATGCATTCAATCGACAAAGTACGATTTAGTAGAGTTATGCGAGGAGAAATTTGTGATACCCTAACTCTTTCCTGTTCTATTTTATTACTTTCTTATATTTCAGAATAGAACTTTTACCCTTTCTCTAGTAGAATATATTAAAATACATAATTATGGCAAAGTCAACAAACGACGCAATTAATGCTTTTAATAAATTCAATGACCTCCTAGAAAAGAAGGTAAAAACCAAGATCACCCTAATGGGATTTTCAGATATTGATGATTATATTCCAACTGGAAATTATCTCTTAAATGCTCAAATCTCAGGATCAGTATTCGGTGGATATCCAAACACTCGAAGTATTGGAATCGCTGGAGATTCTGGTGCAGGTAAAACATTCCTTTGCTTAAATGCAGTTAGAGAGCTTCAAAAGAAAGACTATTTTGTTTTCTATATTGACACTGAAGGTGCAATCGATAGATCAGATTATATCAAATTTGGAGTAGATCTAGAAAAATTAAAATACCTTCGTATGGGTTTAATCAGTGATGTTAAATTCTTCATTAATGATTTTATTGAAACTATGCGAGATAATCCAGGATTAAAGGCTGCAATCTTTGTTGACTCAGTAGGAATGCTCGATACTGATAAGAGTAAAAGAGATATGGATGCTGGTAAAAACGCATCGGATATGGGTCTCCGTTCTAAAGAGATGAGATCACTATTTAAGTCGTTTACTCTTGAGCTATCTAATTTAAAAGTCCCATTTATCTTTACTAATCATACTTATGCTTCAATGGATCAGTATACTCCTAAAGGAATGTCTGGTGGAGGAGGTCCTGAGTTCTCAGCATCAATTATCTTAATGTTAAGTAAAGGAACCCTAAGAGATGAGGCTAAGACTACCACCGGAATTATCGTTCGATCCAAAACCAGAAAAAATCGTCTCGCTAAACCAATTGATATTGAATTCCATATCTCGTTCCATAAAGGAATGAATCAATATGTAGGACTTGAACAGTTTGTCAATTGGGAAAATTGCGGAGTTGGTCGAGGAAATAAGTTAACTGAAAAAGAATTTTCAAAATTAAAGAGTGACGAGCAATCAATTTGTTCCGAATTTAAAGTAGATGGAGAGACATTCTATTTCCTACCTAAGAAACTTGGAAAGAGCTACGTTATTCGACATAATGGAGATCTTGTACCAGTCAAAGAATTTTTTACAGGTAGATTATTTACCCACGATGTATTAATGGAGCTTGATGAAAAAGTAATTAAACCTACTTTTAAATTTCCAGAAACACAAGATGAAATCGACTTATTAGAGACTAGTGAACTTAACGACTTAACTGACGACGAAGATGACGCTGCACTCTAATTTACCAATAAAGTATTATTTGAATCTGTACAATGAGGAGGGACTAAGCGACGAGTTTACCCTCCTTTTTGAGATATTACAGTACATAATACGAGTGGCTAACTCCAAAGAAAAGAGTTTAGAGCTAAAAAACATAAAATTTTCATCCAAATCTCTAAAGTATGTATTTGGAGATAAGATCAAAGATGAAACTTTTAAAACAAACTTAGTTAAATCATTAAAGACAATGATCGCTGATGATTATCTTACGACTGAAGGTGACTTCATATATTTTACAAAAAAAGGACTAACTTATTTTTATCTAACGAATGATTGATTTTACAGAAAATATTGACTCTCTTGAAAAGATGGTTTGGAATTTTATCCTAAATTCCGATAATGACCTTAATGATCTAAAGCCATCTAATCATGACTCTTTAAGACGTGAAGAATTAATCACAATGATGAAGCCTAGTTATTTTAATGATGATGACCGACAAGAATCATTTAAAGTAGCAATAAAGTTTTTTAAAGAATACGAGAAGATTCCAAATAAAAAAGAACTCAGAAGTTATCTTGACCTAGGCAATGTTAATTTAGATGAAGATGAATTTAGTGAATTGTATGCATTTAATCTAAATGAATATAATTATGATTATCTTTACAAATATGTTAGATCATTTATTCTCTTAAGAAATTTAAACTTAACTGTCTTTGATCTACTTACCTATCTAAAAACCACTCCAATTGATCCAGGAAATATTGATAAGATCTCTGAAAAGATTAGAAACGATATTAGTACTAAACTTGCTCTAAACTTCTCAAGCGCAGATACTGGCCTAAATTTCTTTAATCCAGAATCTCATATCCAAATTTCAAAATCAGGAAGCCCAACTGGCTTTGCTTTTCTAGATAAAGTTCAAGGAGGAGGGTGGAACTCAAAAGCACTTGTAGTTTTTCAAGGTCGACCTAAAGTTGGTAAATCAATGGTTCTTGGAAATATTGCAGCTCGATCATTTCTTTCTGGAAACGTTACTGGATTAGTCACAGTTGAATTAGCTGATCGTTCATATATGAAGCGAATCGGATCGAATATTTTAAATATAAAATCCGAAGACTATGCAATGATCACAGATGAAGCTGCATCTAAGCTTGTTCAAAACAAGATTCAAGAGCTTAAGGATTCCGGTAAAAACATTGGCGAGTTAATCGTTAAGGAGTTTCCTACTGGTGGAGCTACTGCAATTGATATTGAAAATTATTTTGTTCGACTTGAGCAAAAGATGAATAAGAAGTTTAAAGTAGTCGTAGTAGATTATCTAAACCTATTACGACCTATTAATACTCAAAATGGTCTTTATGAAAAGATCAAAGCTATTTCTGAAGAACTTAGAGGTGTTGCTATGCGAAATGAATGGTGTATAATAAGTGCCACTCAAATTCGTCGAGAAGATATTGATAATTTTGATTTAGGTATGGATTCAGTAGCTGAGTCATTTGGTCTAATCCATACAGTTGATGCTCTATTTGGCCTAATGAGAAGTCCATTAGAGAGTAGAATGAAAATTAAAGTAATTGCCAATCGTGACAATGGTTACGAAGAAAGTTATAAATTTTACACAATGCATAAAGACTATTTTAGACTTTCTGAAGAGAGTGGACAAAATAGCGAATTTTATAGTGATGATGAAGAAGTAAGTAGAATGGCAGACGAATTAAGGTCTGAATATTCTGAAATAACTAATTCTCCAGAACCCGCTATAGTTGATAATATAATTGAAGATGACTATGATGCTCTCTTTAATTCCATATAAAATAATTCATATGAATGAGCGAAGACGAAGAATTTACAAAGGATCTGCCTAACGATCCAATAAGAGAGGACAAAATATTTAATAATAGCTATTACAATGGTGATAAGCTAAAAGATTCAGAAGAATATGAATTCTCAAAAAAGATATCAGTATCATCCGATTATTCAGATAATTATTTGAAGGACCTATATGATTACGAAGAGCAATTAGAATCAAAATTTATCCTAGACATAATCTTTGAATTTTTACAAAAAGATGAGGTCCTTAGTCGATATACAATTGAGTTAACTCAAGATCCAGCAATATCAAAAATAAAATTCTCAAAGGAGGACCTTAACTTAATCTTCAATAGAGTACACGAGAATCTAGATATTGCTAATCGTGGTATAAATTTCTACAGTCCAATCTATATCCTTGAAGCAATCTCATCGATTTCATCAATGGAATACAAAAAGATCTTTGATTCACTAGATACTGAGATTCAAGAAATCTTGATCCTTGAGCTAAATAAGAAGTATAAATTTCTAGAAGGAAAAATGCATAAAAAAAGAATACACTAATGACTTACATTAAATTAACACATACCACCGGATCAGTTTACCTTAATCTTGAACAAGTATATCGATTTGAGGAGACTTCGACAACTGATGTAACTTTCTATGATGCTAATTCAATATTGCCAACTACTTATGCTTTTGCAACAGCAGCCGATCTTAAGATATTTATGGCGAAACTTACGAGTATTTCAAAAGTAATAGATATTGATCAGCTAGCAACTCAAGGATGAAATTAGATAACATTAGAAAAATATTTGTACTTGGTGATCTTCACTTAGGCGTACGTAATAACTCAGTCGAGTGGTCAGATATTCAAACAACATATCTTATCGACTATTTTCTTAAACAGATAGAGGAGGAAGGCTTTGATCCAGAGACAGATATTCTAGTACAAGTAGGTGACTGGAACCATGTTAGAGAATCTACTAATACCCGAATTTACAAGCTTTCCCTAAAGATTGCTGAAGTATTCACAAAGAAGTTTAAACGAGGCGTCTTTGTAATATTAGGCAATCATGATGTATATTATAAAGACCGAACCGATACTCACTCACTAGAGGGATTTGATCGCATGTATTCTAATTTTAAGATTTATGAGAAGCCTGAGATATTAACTATCAATTCTCATAACTTTTTAATGTTGCCGTGGATTGAGAAACTAGAAGAGTTAAAAAATCAAATCCAATCATATCGGTCAGCCAAATATGTTTTTTGTCATGCTGATGTTAAAGGTTTTAACCTAACGAAAGTCACTAAACTTGAACACGGATTAGAACAATCTGAACTTAACCAATTTACTCGAATCTATTCTGGTCATATCCATATTCGACAAGAAAAAGGAAACGTTCTCTATGTTGGAACTCCATACGAAATGGATAGAGGTGATCGCGGAAATCAAAAAGGATTCTATGTTCTTGATGTAAGCGGTAAAGAGGTAACTGAGAAATTTATCCCAAATGATTTTTCACCACGTCATCTTAGATTTGAAGTATTAGATCTGCTTGAATTAACACCTGACCAGATTCAACAGGAATTCGTAAATAATTTCGTTGATATTATGATCGAGTCGGAATTTTCAAAGAAGTTTCCACTTTCACAATTTACAGAACTGGTAAAAAGCTATGGACATCGCCGGCTTGAATTTGCTTCATATTCGCAAGATCAATTAAAAAATAAGAGCGAGCTTGAACTAGATTCAAATTACGAATACAACATTTTCACTCTATTAGAAGAACGCATCAAGCTTATGAATCTTCCTACTGATCAATCGACTCAAATAGTTGATAAATTCAAAGAGATTTATGATTCATTAAGAAACACAAAACAATACGATTAATGAGATTAACTGAATTTTCATACAAGAATATCCTATCATATGGGAATAAATTACAAACATTTAAGTTTGATGATAAAGCAGGTTTAATCCTAGTTGAAGGAGAAAATGGTGCAGGTAAATCTTCAATCAAAGAAGCACTAACTGTCTCAATATATGGGCGCTCTGCAATTCGTAAGATGAAAGATATTCCTAATTGGATCAATCGTAATGCTTATACTAATGTCAAGTTTGTAACCAATTCTGGAGAAATCGTAGAGTTAGATAGAGGAATCGATCCAAATTTTAGCGACATTAAAATAAACGGAAGCCATTTTAATCTTCCAGACAAGAGAAAAGTAGATGAATTTATTGAAGAAGAACTAGCTAGAATCCCATTCTCAGTTTTTTGTAATACTATCAGTCTATCATTTGATGATTTTAAATCATTTGTGAACCTAAGTAAAGACGATAAACGAAAAATTATTGATCGTATCTTTGGAATTGATATTCTTTCAGATATGCGAAGTAAAGTAAAAGACGAGTTAAGAGAAAATAAATCTGAGCTCGATATTCTTACTGCAACTTTAAAAAGCAGTCAATCTAACTTAGTAACATACACTAGTCAACTTGAAGCACTAAAAGAAAAATTAAGTAAGAAAAAGGAGGAACTTACTGATAAATTAACAGCCGATATTGCAAATAAAAAAGTAGAAGTCGATGCTGCCCTTCTTGAAAAGACTAGTCTTAAAGAAAAGATAGATTCTCAAACTAGTGTAAATAAAGTTGCTCAAGAAGAACTTAATACGATAAAATCAGAAATCAGAGACTTATCGAGTCGTCTCCTAATCTATGCTAAAAACCGGTGTCCTCACTGTCTTAATGACCTGCATTCAGACTCTTCAATCGAAATAAAAGAGAAGATTGAATCTAAAATTATTAAATTAAAGGAATCTCTTGAGGATAAGCAGAAACTTGCAGATGAAGTCAATGAGAGCCTAACAACTCTATTATTGGATCGAAGTGATATCGATTCAAACTACTCTGATAAGAGGGCCGAACTTAAAGCTTTGGAGTCATCACTAGAGGCTGCTCAGGAAAGCGACGGATCTGAGGAAATATCTTCTATCTCCGGAATAATTAAGAGTCTTGGTGATCAAATAAGGGAAGATATTCAAGCTTCTTCTCAACTGGCTTCAACCCGATCAATTGCGCTAAGCCTAGACGATTTACTATCTGAAAATGGAATCAAGCGAGACATGATCGACAGAATAATTCCTACCCTAAATGCTAGAATTCTTGAGATCTCTGAAAAATTAGAGTTTAAATTCTCATTTGAATTCGATAACGAGTTTGATCCGCATATCACCTATTTAGGAATGCAAATTTCTCCTGAAAGTTTATCGAGTGGTCAGCGAAAAAAGATGAATCTAATAGTATTACTTGCCTTTATTGAAATAATTAAAATGAAGCACAGTACAATGAACGTAATGTTTCTAGATGAAATCTTTAGTTCTCTCGATAAGACTAATGTTTATCGCGCAATCTCAATTCTTAAAGAATATTCTACTAAATATAATATGACAATATTTGTAGTATCCCATGAATCCTTGCCTGAAGAACTATTTGATCACCGAATCTGTGTTACTCAAAACGATCACTTTTCAGAGATGGAAATTATCAAGATTTAATAAACTTTAGTCAACGTAAATATCTCTGAATAGATTGAATCACCAGTACTTGCTGTATCCCATTGAGCAGTAACAGTCAGCGTATTACTAATTGTTGTATTGAATCCAGTAGTAGTTTCTGTTGAAAATGTGACCCCTTCAAATGCATTACTTGAATTTTTAGTATATATAAAACTGCCTCCAGTAGCAATACTTGCTACTCCAGATCCGCCGATTGCCCTAACTGTAAATTCAATATCAAGTTTCCAATGCTTAGAAGTAGTTGATGGCATGGTTATATCACCAGTATCAGCAAGAACAATTACGCCAGTTTTAACTCTTATTCTAAGTTTATGATTATTATTTGATGATATATGGCCGGTGCCTACTGCATGGAAACTATCCCCTACGTTAAACCCATTAGCTGGGACGGTTAATGTTCCTACTCCTCCACCTAATAGAGATAATTCAGATAATGTATTTGTAACAGGTGTACTTGTACTAGTTTGTGCATGTAGTCCAAAATTAGTAGTTGACCCACTTCCAGGAATAGTTACAATAGTTTTACCGACTCCGTTTGTTGCAGTTACACCAGCACCTTGAAAATCAAGAATATTTGTTTGAGTCAAACTCGATCCTTCTTCTTGAATAGTAGTATATGCCTGCTGAGTAGGAATACTCACCTGTGTTTCACCGCCAATATCACTTGCAGTTACTCCTCCACCTACAAAGTTAATAGTGCTTCGTTGAGTTACTGAGCTACCTTCATCTTTAATTATTGAATACGCTGGCTGAATTGGAACAGTTATAATTGTTTTACCTACTCCATCAGATGCAGTTATACCAGCACCTTGAAAATCAATAACGCTCTGCTGGGTTAATGCGCTTCCTTCTTCTTGAATAGTAGTATATGCCTGCTGAGTAGGAATACTCACTTGTGTTTTAGTACCAGTATCAGTTACCGTTACTCCTCCACCGACAAAGTTAATAGTATCTCTCTGCGTTAATGATGAGCCTTCATCTTGTGCAGTTTTATAAGCTGGTTGAATTGGAATGTTTACTTGAGTCTCTCCACCAATATCACTGGCAGTTACACCAGTTCCTGTGAACTTTAGTACTGATCTTTGTGGAAGAACTGTACCTTCATCCTTTACAGTGTTATATGTTTGAATATCATGATTGTCGACTTTAGTCCATATTCCTCCTTCAAAAATAGCCCAGTCACCTACTTGCCAATCAGTAGTTCCATTAAGATTAGTTGTTCCTAGAACAGAAACGATATAAAAATCTCCAGGTGTTCCCACGCTGCTTGTTAAAGTAGGGAAATTAATTGAGGCATCCCATAATCCTTTGTAAATAAGACCAGTTAGCGAGGGCAGTAATCCACTCTCAATTATTGTAATAGTTCCTACATGATCCATTTTACATAGCTTTCCTCCATTACTACTATCGAATCCAATCAGGAAGGTTCCGACCGGGATCTTATCATAATCTAATAGTGTAAAATCTATTACTGGATACACGTGACTGACTGCCATATATTATGCGTTCTTTATTATATTTATTTAATTTTAAAACTTTTTTAAAGTAGCATGTATAAAAATAGAAACTAAGTTATGGTAATATATCAAGCAAATACATTCGCTGGAGTCTATGAAGAGCTCTTACATGACCTAATGACTGAGCCAGAATACGTGACACAGCCTAGAGATATGACGATCAATGAAATATGTGATGTTGCTCTAGTTATTGAGAATCCTCTATCATGTCTCTATACTAATCCATTTAGATCTTCTCAATTCAAGTATATTGCAGCTGAATTTCTATGGTATTTTATGGGTAGAAATGATGTCGAATATATCTCAAAATTTGCAAAGTTTTGGGAATCTATTCAAAATAGTGATGCTACTGTAAACTCATCATATGGATACCTCCTCTTTAATAATCCTAATGAACACGGTGTTAATCAATATCGATGGGCATTAGAATCATTAGCTCAAGATAAAGATTCACGACAAGCTGTCCTGCACTTTAATTTGCCTATCCACCAAAGATCAGGAAATAAGGATTTTGTTTGTACCATGTATGGAATCTTTCAAATCAGAAACAACAAGCTTAATTTTACGGTAAGCATGCGAAGTAATGACGTCATCTTAGGCCTTCCAACAGATATTGCATTTTTTGCTATTCTACAATCTCAAATGCTGTCTCATCTTAAGTCCTATACAGGATATCCTGAATTAGAGTTAGGAACATATACTCACATTGCAAACTCTTCTCATATCTATGAGAGACATTTTGAAATTGCAAATAAGATGATTACTAAAAAGTTTGAACCTCTAAGTATTCCAGGAGTCCACTTAAACTTAATTAAAATTGATGGCTCCCCAACCGGTCATTTTTCATCACTATTTGATGGACAATCTGAATATTCTCAACTATCTGATCCTCTATATAATTGGATCCTAAAAAATATAAACTTATGAAAAAAGCAATTATCTCAATCATCACCACCGTAGCTAAGCTCCTAATACTTGCTCTGCTCTCTAATCTAGTATATGATTGGAATGACTTAGCTAAAGTATTTGGTCCTGCAATATCCTATTCACAATGGGTAGGAATTATCGTAATTATCAATGGTATTGTGCCAAATGGCATAACTAATAGTATAAAAGATGACAAATAAGGATCTTAAATATCACCTTACTTACCTAAAAATGGCTACTGAGTGGTCTAATCTTTCATGTTGTAAGCGTAAGAAAGTTGGTGCCCTAATTGTTAAGGACGGGACAATTATTTCAGATGGATTTAATGGTACCCCTAAAGGTTTTCCAAATGACTGTGAAGATGCTAATGATAATACTCACTGGTATGTTCTACACGCTGAGGCCAATGCAATGATGAAAGTTGCTAGATCTACACAAAGTACTGATGGAGCTACATTATATGTGACCTATTCACCATGTAAAGAGTGTTCAAAATTGATTATTCAAGCCGGAATTAAGTTTGTTATCTATCGAGAAGAATATCGAGATACTTCTGGCATCAAGATCCTAAAGGCAGCTGGTGTAGATATTGTAAAATTAGAAGTATAAAATGGACAAACGAAAAATATCGCTAGTCTTTGTTAAAGATTATAAGAGCTTCATCTTAACTTTTAATAAGAAAGATAAAAGTGACTATATCCTAAATGTAAGTAAATTAATTAAAGACAAATTCAGTACAAAATTTATTATTCCAAATAAAGTACAGTCCTTCTTATTAAACTATGAGATTAAAAAATTATTAGATAAGGCAATTAATGTTAAGAATGAAAAATACGATCAAATAATCTATTTAAACTCAAACTTATCTACTGTAAGTATTTTAAATACTATTGATTTCATATCAGAAGAGTATCCAGATTTTGAATTTAATTATCAGTTGATTGCTCCTACTTCTGATCCTGAGCCACTTGATATTTCAGATAAATCAATTGAAAAAATAATTATCTAAAAAAACCTCATATTGGATATGAGGTTTTTTGTTTTTAATATTCTTCTCCAACTTGATCTTCAGGCGAATTATGTAGGTCTTTTACCCAATCTGGAACTTCTCCAAATGGTGAAGCCATTGGATTTGCACCAAAGTCTTCTTCCTCTTCATCAAAGTTTTCACCTGCTTCAAAGCGTCTTAATTTATCTTCAATTTGACGTAAATCAGATATTGTATTATTTGAACGAGTTGCCTCTGTTCTAGTTTCTTCTTCTTCCTCATCATCAAAACCTTCAGCATCTCTTTGTGCACTTACCCAGTCTTCTGAATTATACATACGATCCATCGGTGATTCGTACTCAGCGTTGGCTTTCGCTATTGGATCGTATATATCTTGATCATCATTTTCTAGTTCATCTTCGACTTCATCTTCAGCTTCGTTAACAAATCTCTGAAAAGAAGAATAAGCTTTTCCTTCCTTAAGCGGATCCATTTGAACTACTGGAATACCTGTTCTTTGATCATCATAAGTAAAAGCTTTTCTACCCTCTTGCTTATATACAAGATCGCCAGTCATAGCTTTATATGTAGGATCGTATACTGGATGAGAAAAAGCAGGATCGCGTTCGACTGTTCTCTGAAATCCAGCTAATTTAGGTTTAGTATTAATTATCTTACCTTTTCCGTCTCTTAGCGGCATCATTGAAGATGGTCCACCAAATCCAGGTTTTTTAAGGTCCATATAATTATCGAAATTTAGGATATCTCGACGATGTGTATCAAACATTTCCATTTTATCTTAAATTTTTTATACGTTAATTTGACCGATTCTAGTTTCAGTCCAGCTATCTGCTCTATATTTTGCAGTCACTTCATAAACACCCTTTTCAGTATAGTCAAGTTTAAGCTCTGATAACTTGTCCATTGGGATAATTGATGCAAACGACCACTCTCTAAAGATCTCTCCAGTTTTATTTGAAACGTGTACTGATAGTGAACCAACATAGTCTCTCTTTAGACCTTGACTACCAGTCAAAGGATTGTATAAGATATCGTTCCATGCTCTTAAGATGTTATAGATATATGCGTTGTTTTCTTCATTTAAGTTGACTGTAAAAGTTATTTCCAAGTCAGCTGTAGTCTTGTCTGGAATAGCTCCAGCATAAGATCTAGTAGCAAACTTGTACTTTTGTTCAACTAGCTCACCAGCTGAATTGATTTCAGGTAAACCGGAAATCTTAGTTACATGTTCTACTAGAAGAGCAACTTCTGATCCAGTAATTACTGGAGGAGGAGTCAAGATTACTTCAAACTGATTTTGATATATCGGTTCGTAGTATTCTCTAGAAGCTAATGAGTTGCTCCAATATGGTAAACCTGCCATTGTGTATCGATTATTTTAGTTATTTATTTGTCTTTGACTCAATATTTTGTTTGGGCAATACTGGTTCTGACGTTTCTATCGTCTCATCTTCCTGTTCAGTATCTTCTCCCTCTTCAGTATCAACTATTTCAGACTGTAAAGTATCTTCAATATTAAACAAATTATCAAAATCTATATTTGATCTAATCGATACTTGTGAAGATCTATTAGAATAATTATCAATTTGTACCCTGTCTCCTTTAAAGTCAATCACTAGTGAAGGTAATATTGTTCTAAAAATTAATTCATTTACGTTTTCAATTGGATCATATACTAGGATCTCAGAGATCTTAGGGTCAGTCTGGTTATTGATTGTCAGGGATTGATCGTTAAATAGAGTATTTTTACCAGTCACCTTAACATTAAATCCGTCCCAGCTATTAATTGCAGTTCCATCAAGTGTATCCACCATTCCAGTAGAAAGTTTTAGAGTAACATTTGGTGAACCTGTATCGAGTCCACTTGTTGAAACTTCACGAAGCACCATTCTATTTACTGTAAATCTAACTTCATATCGAGTATTCTTAAAATACTTATCGTTAATTGCCTTGATTTGAGCTGATGTCAATTTAGTAGTGAAGAGAACTTCATCTACTCTTGATTCAGAAGTAGCTGGAGGTAATTGTTTTTGTGGTGCAGGTAGCATAGCTTGACCTTGACCTAACATCTTTTGTCCAGCCCCAAGCTGTTTTTGACCTTGGCCTAACTGCTTTTGTGGTGCAGGTAAACCCAATGGATCAGCTGGGCCTGCGGGTAATAAGTTATTCCAATCATCGTCAGTTAAGTCAGACTCAACCGGTTTTGGTATTTCCTCTTCAGGTGCTTGTTCTGCAGGAAGACCATCCATTTCTTTAGCATAGTCAGGATTAAGTAATCTCTTAATTGCTTCACTCGCAAGTTCAAACTTTCTTTTAAGTAGATTTACTTCACTCAGGATAATATAAGTGAGGGTCGCATGACCCTCATCAAATTTCATATCCGGAAAAACGTCGACCTGCTTTAACCAGCCTTGAATATTTTTTTGATCAAGAGCAGTTTCGCCATCTATTATTGACCAAGTTAAGTCATAATTTAAGATAGCTTGAAAGATGAAACCTCCGTCCTTTGAACTAATTTCATCAGAATACGCTTTTTCAAATACTTTATTCATTAGTCTTTTTTACGGTCTCGTGTACGTTTATAGTTCTTCCAAAGCTCGTTATAGATATTACATGAAGCCCCTAAAAAGTTAATAATTCCAACAAATTTCTTCTTGTCTTCACCTTCCATATTAGCAACTTTAACGCCAATTTTCTTAGCGTCATTTACTGTAAGTTCTTCGTCTTCATCTTTTCCGACTAGCTTCTTAAGGTCGCCCTTCTTTTCAAGTAGAGCATATTGCTCAAAGCTTGTAATTAATCTATTCATAGTCTTAGATTTTGTTAATTACTTCTTACCAACTACGTTTTTATTCTTCGCAGTAGTCATGTATTGTTTAGTGTACTTGTCAAGTTGAGGAGTACCTTTTCCTTTAACTGGACCTTCAACCAAACCTTGGTTAATTTTCATAGAACCTGTTTTATCATTAGCACCAACGTTTGCTTTTCCACGGTATCCCGTTTCAGCTTTTTTGAATGCTGCCATAAACTGGTTGTAGTTCATAACTGGATTTGCCATTACAATTGAATTTTTTATTATTTATCTTTTTAAAATTCGAGAATTTGTTGTATTATTGCTATATAAACAAATTAAAAGTTTTATCATGAAAACAATAGCAATAGCATTCTTTGCATTACTTTCATTCTCTTCAATCTCTCAAATTGAAAGAATTGAATCCACTAAATTAGACTCTCTTATTTGGAAAAAAATCAATGAATATCGAATCTCCAAAGGAGCAAAAGCATTTGCTGTATTTGAGGACTCGTTAATGAGAGATTTTTGTACTCGAGTAGCATATCGAAATATAGTTAAAACTTGGCCGACTCACTCAGATAGCGTAGGTTATTGGAGTAATGCTGAATGTTTATATACTTTTATTACTTCTGGAAAAAATGCATTATTTGTAATCAATGAAGTTCATGACCTAGATTATGAAACTCTTGCTGAAAAAACGGTTCAGGGATGGATTCACTCTCCTACTCATGAAAGAGCAATATCTCGACCTGAATATAACATTGCTACAATTGTTTCAATTATCATAATCAATCCCAAGACTGGTGAACTTAGATTAGATGCAACTTATCATGCACTGGATAAAGGGCATACTACATACAATGACTACGTATGTCAAGTAACAAAAAAAGGGAATCGTTAAGATTCCCTTTTTAATTAATAAGCTTGTTTTAAACGCCGGCTACAGGTTTAGCCTGTTTTGCAGCTAATCCGAGGTATCTTTCTTTAACGATTTCTTTATCTACAAATTGACCTTCGATCACTTTATCATCTTCATCTTTCTTAGGCACTTGTACATATACTTTATTATCCTCTACTCGTGTTACTTTTACTTCAACTTCGTCCTTTCCTTTATCACTAAAAACAGTTTTACCTGTTCTAGGATCAGTTAGAGCTCCTTTGATTCTAATCATATCTCCTATTTTTAACGATTCATATGGTTGAGATTTACCCTTTCCTGCTTCTACAAGTGCAGCAGCATTAAACTTAACCTTGTATACATAGATTCCATTGTCTGCTTTATTAATCGCTACCTTTGCTCCTTGATAAGTAGTTTTAGTAATTGGTTGAGCGGCAACACTCTTTGTTGCAATTGAGTAGGAGATATTTTTTCCTCCATTTGGTTCAGCCGTTGATATCTTCCAAGAAACTGAAATACTGTTAGCTTTTAAGTGTCCTCCTAAATATGCAGTTAATGCATTTCTAAAAGTAACACCTCTATCGTACGCAAGTTTTATATTTTTACCTGCGTCATCTGCTCCAGCACCAGGATCAGATGTTCCAGTTGTACCTTTTACATATGATTTCTCCCAGCCTGTTACATTTTTAATAGTTCCATAGTCTGGACTTGCTGATGAAATAAGTGTCATTGTATCAGCAATACCGGAGTCTCCTAAATAACTAATGATTTTATCACCAATCTCTTTTACATTAGGGTGAGTTGCATCAACTTTAACTCCTTTATCATCAATATCTGCTCTACCTGTAGTAAATGCAATAGCTACTGATCCAGTTTTTGCCTCTTCTCCTTGTGTCAACTCAGTAGTGGTTCCTCTATCTCCGCCAGTTAAGCTTGAACTTGCTGGACTAACTAATATCACATATCCTTTTTCTACAGTTAGTACTTCTCTATTAGATGAAGTTAAGTTAACTATGTTTTCAGATGTTAATATTTTAGTCGGATCATATTGTTCAAAGGAACCGGATGCCCAGTTTTGAAGATTAAATGCATTAATATATCCACATATGCTACGTACAGTAGACGACTTAGTAATTCCTGGAGTAAGAATTCTTTGTCCAAATTGTACTAGTCCTTCAGTGTCAATCATCTCTGACGATTTTCCAATTAATTGTATTGGTTCAGGGGATTTCGTTAAACTAAAATTAAGTTTAGGTATAAGTGCCTCAATTTTACTAACATCTGAGATAGCATCAAATGATCCAGCATACTGACCGAGTCCAGCTAAAATTAATCCAAACATTCTTTCATACTTAAGTTCACTATTGATATTGCTATTTCCAAATATAAAATTAGGTAATGCCTCTTGCCCGACTATCCGTGTCATAGTCTCAAAAGTAGCATTATTTTGAGTCTTATCTAAATTAAGAGTAATCGTTGTATCATCAGCTGATCCAATTATTTCATTTCCTATTTTAACACTAGGTATAGCTGAAGCCCAAGTAAGAATATTTGTGTCTAATGATTCATTTAGAGACACTGATTCATGGAGAGTTCTCCAATTTTTGTAATTTAATAAGTATGACATAATAAAAATACTTTTTTAGTTATTTATTTTTTAAATGACCTACTTTTTTATGTATTTTAGAATTAAAATAGAGTGTATGAAAGCAATTAAAAAATATGTATCTTCACTTCCAATCGGAGTAAAATACCTGGTTTCAATAAACTTACTCGTTTATGCATTAACACTAGTTACTTACTATTGTGCTAGTATTAATTTGACTAACTATCTTGGTGCATATCCTACCTATTCTGAGTATTTTAATCCTCTTGCTATAATCACTAGTGGATTCACTCACTCTATCAATTTTACTCATATCTTGTTTAATATGATTCTATTCTTAATCTTTGCTCCGTCAATTGAAGTAAAGTTTGGAACCAAGAATATGTTTTTGATCTATATATTATGTGGAATTGTTGGATACTCTACAACAAACTATGCATATCACCAAAACAAGCAAAAGATTGAAAAGTCGCTTTCAGCTCTACATATTAAACCTTCTACTATTGAGATAAATGATCACAGAGTATCTCAAGAATACTTATCTACTCTTGATGAAAGTGATATAGTAATAGTTAGAGAATATAATCGAGTGATTTCTAAAACATGCGGAGCGTCTTCTGCTCTTTATGGAATTATTGCAATCTATTTGCTATTGAACTTAACTAACTTGAAAAAGATTGGCTTTAATTTACTTGCGGCATATTGTATAGGATTTACACTATTCAGCATATTCAAGAATACTAATATCCTTGATGGTAGTGACTATGCTCACATTGGAGGATTTGTAACAGGTTTACTTTTCTTATTAATCAAAAAAGCATCACAAAGGTGATGCTTTTTTATTTGATTAAAAAATTTATTCTTATTTCCAAATAACTTCTTTTCCGCTAAATTTTCGTAAGTGAGCGGACATTCTGTTTAAATATGGATTATTGTCCAGTTGTCCCCAGTTTTGAACCGGTGCTGCCTGATCTTCATCATACTCATCACCATAACTCATGTCAGTTGCAATATATTCCATGATCGTCTCATATGTATCAAACATAGTACTTGCTGCTTTTACTAAAGCTAGACATGTCTTATAATCTTCTAATGTTAAGATCATCATTACTCCCTTTTCAACACCAGGTTCATCCGTTCCAATTCCAGACATTGCTGCTCTAATTGCGTTAAATGCTTTAGTTCCATTATTTGCAGCAGTTGCATCCATCGCTTCTTCGTTTACTTTAGACCAGTTTTTAAAATTAAGTACAAAACTCATGTTCTAATATTTTTTTATTATTTATCTTAACTATGTCGATTTTTTTAGTATTTTAATAATATGCCAGAACTAGCAGAAATAAAAATAATGGCGGATTTTATAAATTCCGCCTGTGAGAAAAAAGATTTTACGTCAATCGCTTTTTCAGAAAGTGCCATGAGTCGTAAACTAGGAATTGTCCAGCCAACCGATCTTCAAATATTTAGGATCACTTCTGAGTCTAGAGGTAAGGAGTTATTGCTCTCACTAATTCAAGGAGGTGAAGTATTTATGAAGATTAGCTGTTCAATGGGCATGTCTGGTCATTGGGCACTATGTCACCGTGACTATATGCCTAAACATACTCACATGAAATTTAGTAGTATTGACAACTATAGTCTATGTCTAGTTGACACTCGTCGATTTGCTAGATGGAAGGTAGTTGACGACTGGTCTACTAACAGAGGACCGTGTCCAGTAAAAGAACCAAGCCAATTTCGAGAAAACATCCTACTTAATCTATACAAGAAAGAATTCGATAAACCTATTCATCTTGTGCTCATGAATCAACTATATTTCAATGGGATAGGAAACTATCTCCGAGCTGAGATTCTCTTCCATGCAGAGCAGGATCCTTTCATAGATGCACGTACTGCGCTTACCGTGAATCCTGCAATACTTGAGCTATGTGAACAACTACCTAGGGAAGCCTATGTGCTAGGTGGAGGTCAATTAAAAGATTGGACGAATCCATTCCAGGTTCCAGAAGGAGGTTTTGATGAGTGGATGCAGTGCTATGGCAAAGGCCAATGGTTTACTGACAAAAACGGTAGAAGAATGTGGTATCATGAGAGTCAACTTAAAACCTCCCACTAATTTTGAGTTTTATTACTGTACCCTATAAATAATGCATAATGTTTAGAAGACTGTTAAAACCTGGTTTTTCAAAAAGAGAACGTACGATAATTAAAGAGTGTTGTCGTCAAGTCTTTGAATCAATGAATAAGGAAGAATTAAAAAATTCACTTGACCCTTCAATAAGGGAGATTAAGGAGGACATTAAAATAATAATGAAAAAACTGGAACCTACAATATGAGTGATATTCCTCTTGAGTTTTCACCAAGACCCCAACAAGTCCAAATATTGGACTTTGTAAAGTCATCTATTAAGGATGGCAAAAAATTTATTATGGTGGATGCTCCAACTGGTGTAGGAAAATCTTATGCTGCAATCATGGTTGCAGAGTGGTATCGTGGTGAACACTCTAAAAAATCAAAAACTGATATTGTTACCAATACTAAAATTCTACAAGATCAATACGTAAAAGATTTTACTTTTGCTGCTAATCTTAAAGGTAAAAATAATTATTGGTGTCGTACTCAAGGTATGGGTTGTGGCGATGCACAAGTAATTAATAAAGCAAATGAAAAGCGGTGTAATATATGCCCCCATAAGATTGCACAATCTAAATTTCTAAAGAGTCCTGTCAGTCTTGCAAATTTCCACCTAGTTACTGCATATTCTATGTATTCGCCGGAGATGATGGCTGAACGCAATTCAAAGCTTCTAATAATTGATGAAGCCCATGCATTTGAGGAAACATTTTGTGATTTTATTCTATCTACATATTCTGAACGTAGTTTAAAAATATTGGATATTTGGCAAGATTGGATGGAACGTGATCTTGATAATGTTTCGTCTCTTCAGGAATTATCTGCCTGGACAAGTAGTATACTTGTTCCTCTTCTAGAGCAAAAGGCAGGCGAACTATTGGATGAAGCCAAAGAGACTAGAGCTAAGAAAAAGAAGATTGAGCTAATTAAGAAAGCTGATCATGTTGATAAGTCAATGTGTAAGTATAATCGATTTGTTAACGATAAAGAAAACTATAAAACCAATTGGACATTTGAAAAAGATCTAGATCAATACGGCAAGACCCGAATTATCGTTGAGCCTATTTGGGGAAATCTTTATCTTAAGGAATTATTCTGGGACCAATATGACCATGTGATCCTAATGTCAGGTACTCTACTTGATCGTGAATTATTTTCATTTATTATGGGAATAGAAGATCATGAATCAACTTATCTTGCTCTACCTTGTCCATTTAAAGCGGAGGCTCGACCAGTAATATATTTGAAATTTGGCAAAATGTCCTACTATAATAAGAAGGAGACTTTTGCTAGAGCAATTCCAATAATAGGAAAAATACTAGAAAAGAATCATGAGCATAAAGGAATTATCCATACCTCTAACTATGAATTCAGTAAATGGATACAAGGTTCGATAAAAGATAAACGACTAATCTTTCATGATTCCTTTACTAGAGAAAAATCACTAGCCGATCACTTAACTTCTAGTCTAGAAACAGTACTTGTCTCTCCATCAATGATTAATGGTGTCGACTTAAAGGATGAACTTTCTAGATTTCAAGTAATCCTAAAAGTACCTTTTCCAAATCTTGTTAGTACAAAGATAAAGAAACGGTTAGATACTCGCCCAGAGTGGTACAATTGGAAGACCCTGGTGGACCTTTTGCAAGCATATGGTAGATCAATAAGAAACGATGACGATTGGGCAGAGACCTATATCTTAGACGAGTGTTTTGATCAAATTCTTGAAAATAAAAATGTGCCTCAATATTTTTTAGATGCACTAAAAATAAAAAAATTAGCAAAAAAATAATGGCTAGGAAATCAATAGAAACTCAGTATCAAAAATTAACTGACGTCGAACACGTCCTACTTCGTCCATCGATGTATGTTGGCTCAATTGTCACCCATACTGGAGATCAATATCTCTACGATGGAGAAAAGGTAACCATTGAGGAGGTTAACTATAATCCAGGATTTATTAAATTATTTGATGAAATTGTTTCCAATTCAGTCGATGAACATCGTCGAAATCCTAAATTAAATGAGATCCGAGTGACTCTTAATCTAGATACTACTGAGATTTCAATCTGGGATAACGGTGGAATTCCAGTAGAGAAGCATCCAGTCCATAAAGAGTGGATTCCTGAAATGATTTTCTCAAATCTAAAAGCTGGATCTAATTTTGATGACACTGAACAGAGAACTGTTGCTGGTACCAATGGTGTAGGATCAACACTAACTAATATCTTTAGTAAAAAGTTCTCAATATCTACCTGTGATGGTAAAAATAGGTTCGACCAAACCTTTACTGATAATATGGGTAAGCGAACTACTGCAAAAATAACTCCAGCGAAGAGAGGATTTACTGAAATTTCCTTTTTTCCAGATCTTGAGAGATTTAAAATGCGATTAATCGATGAAAAGTCCTTTCAAATCCTATTTAAACGTTGTTTGGACCTAGTTGCATGTAACAATAAGCTTACCTTAAAGCTAACTAAGATAAAAGACGGCGTAAAAAAGGACTATTTACTCAAATTCAAAAGTTTTGAAGAATACATTCAGTTATATGCTGATGAATACTTCTTTGACGAGACAAAAGATTGGAAAGTAGGCTTTGCAAAGTCAGAAAATGGCTTTCAAAACGTAAGTTTTGTTAATTCAGTACACACTAAAGACGGCGGAACTCACGTTGAATATATCACTAATCAGCTAATCGCACAATTGCGAGAAATGATTAAGAAAAAGCACAGAGTTGATGTTAAGCCGAGTGATATTAGAAACCACCTCTATGTCTTTATTGATTCGACTATTGTAAACTCATTCTTTAGCTCACAAACTAAGGAAAAACTCATCACTGAAGTCAAAGATTTCGGTACTAAGCATGAGGTAACAGATAGGTTAGCAAAACTAGTCTTTAAGTCAGAAATAATACAGTCAGTTCTAGATTGGATTGAGAAAAAAGCACTTGCTCAAGAGCGAGCAGAGCTTAGAAAGCTAAATAAAGACTTGGATAAGACCAAAATACCTAAATTGATCGATGCACAGCGTAAAGGTGATCGCGGAGTGTGTATCTTAGGCATATATGAAGGTCTTTCAGCAGTTTCAGCAGTTCGTAAGTTTAGAGACACTCAAATAATTGGTGCTTTTCCACTAAAAGGTAAATTTATCAACGTTAGTGAGATGAAACCTTCTGAAATTGCTAAAAATGATGAAGCCGTGCAGCTAATGGCCTCACTTGGACTAAAACTAGGCGAAGAACCTAAAGGATTACGGTATGGTCGCATCTATATCTACACTGATGCCGATCCAGACGGTAGCCACATCGCTGCAACCTTAATTAACTTCTTTAATCGCTTTTGGCCCGAACTTTTTGATCAAGGTCGAGTATATAAAGTAATGACTCCACTAGTAGTCGCTAAAAAAGGCAAAGACTCGCTTAATTTTTACACAAATGAAGAATTTGACAAGTGGACAAAGAAGAATAAGGCTTCCGCTTGGGATATTGAATATAAAAAGGGACTTGGTGCTCTAGAGGACGCTGAATACGAAGAAATAATCAAAAATCCAAACCTAGTTCAAATAAAGAACGATAAAGACTATAAAGAGTCCCTTGAGTCGTGGTTCGGTAAGGATTCTCAACCTAGAAAGGACAGGATTCTTGGAAATAATAAAAATTAATGAAGTATTACAATGAATTTGAAAGAAGACCAAAATTCGTCTTTATTTGGATGTTAATAATGGGCTCAGTAATCGTCACCGTTGCCTGGATGCTTAAAACCTTTGTATTCGCCTAAGTAGAAGATAGAAAAATCCCATAATATGACTTTTGAAAAATTTAAACATATTGTTGACTTGATGGTTAAAAATTCTGCTAGACTCGATAGTTCATACGAAAATGGTATAGATCTAATAGAGTTTACTGAAGGATATAGTATTGTAATTAACTATCTTTGGGGAGAGATCCTAACCGCTGAAGGTTTAGACTGGTTTGACTGGTTTATGTATGAGAAAAACTATTTACAGGACGGTATTGGTAATCCTGAAATGCAGGCATATTCTACTGATAGCGGTGAACAGGTCGAAATAATCAAGGATCTTCCAGGTCTTTATGAGTATCTTATAGAAAACAAATATTTTAAATGCGAAAGCCCGAAATAAAAACAGTAACCGATTATCTAGACAACGACTACAAAGAATATGCAGTATACGTTGTTGAGGAAAGAGCAATTCCGTCAGTAATCGATGGATTTAAACCGACTCAACGTAAAGTAATCTTTGTTGCAAATAAGGTTTGGAAAAACGGTTCTGAAAAACCAATGAAAATCTTTCAACTTGCAGGTAGAGTAGCAGCCGATGCTTTTTATCATCATGGTGATGGATCTCTAAATTCAGCTATTGTAGGAATGGCTCAAAAATTTAAGAATTCAATGCCAGTATTAGAAGATATTGGTCAGTTTGGATCCCTACGTTCACCAGAAGCTGCAGCCGCTCGATATATTGCAACTAAACTACATAAGAACTTTAGACTCTTATATAAGGATTTTGAATTATTAGAATCCCGATACGAAGAAGGCAATGAGATTGAACCTAAATATTTTCTACCTATTATCCCGACTGTCCTCCTAAATGGCGGTAGCGGGATTGCTGTAGGTTTCGCAACAAATATATTAAATCGCAATCCAGTTAGCCTGATAGATGCCTGCTTAAAATCACTAGATCAAAAGAAATATGCAGAACCGACTCCATGGAATAGAGAATTTATTGGAGCCTGTGACCTAGTTGATCCTGAAAAGTTTTCTTGGGTGTTTAGCGGAAAGTATGAAGTAAAAAACACAACTACTGTGTCTATTACCGAGCTTCCTCCATCTATCACATATGAGAAATTTGATCAGCACCTAATAGACCTTGAGGATTCTAGAAGAATAGCAAGCTATGAGAATAATTGCAAGTCTAATATTAATTATGTCATTAAGTTTAGAAGAGAAGATCTTAAGACGTTAAGCGATTCAGTTAGACTGAAAAGACTACTTAAGATGGAAGAGCGTCAGACTGAAAACTTTACTGTTCTTGACGAATTTGGTAAACTTAAGATATTTAGCTCAGCTAGCGAAATTATCGAATATTTTGTAAAATTTAGGCTCTCTTTTTATGATAAGAGAAAACAGTTTATTATCGATACCCTAAATCAGGAACTTACTCTTCTCTCAAATAGAGCACGTTTCGTTAAAGCAATAATTGAGGGTAAATTAAAAATCAATAATGTGCCTCGAAAAGAGATTATTCTCTATCTACAAACTGCTGACTTTGATGAGATAAATGGATCATACCAATACCTATTAGGAATGCCGATTCATTCACTTACTAAAGAAACATATGAAGACTTAATAAGTGCAGAGTTTCAAAAAGAGAGGGAGCTTGAGGAGATCAAGAAGAGAGAACCATTACAAATGTACAGGGAAGATTTACAAGAATTGAAAAAAGCCCTGCAAAAAGAGTATAATAACTAAAAATCACAATAATGAAAAGAATATCTATTTTTATCCTGCTTGCAATTTCACTTGCTGCATGTACTGAAAACTCACGAGTAAAAAACTTTGGTGGTGAAGGAACTATCAATCTTCCAGCAGGTCGTAAGCTTGTTAATATCACTTGGAAAGAGACTGAGATTTGGTACTTGACTCGTCCTATGAATTCAACTGACGTTGCCGAAACCTATAAATTCCATGAAGAGTCAAGTTTTGGTGTAATGGAAGGAACTTATAATATTGTTGAAACTAAAAAATAATGGCCGAATTTTCAAAACAATTTTGTGAGCTTCATTTACAAGATCTTCCAGGAGATTTTGATATACTTGAGATTGCCAAAGACGTACCTAATGAACACTGTACATCATATATTTGTGAAGGATATGGCTTTATTGCAATCGGCAAAGATGAGTCTGGCGAGATAGTTTTTGCCTTTAGAGGTGAAGAAGATAAAATTGAGTGGAAACCATATCATGAAGTAATAGTATAAAAATCATGAAAAAATTATTATTTCCCTTACTATTGATTGGAGCTCCGGCTTTTTCTCAAACTGTAATATCAAACGATTATGTTGTTGCGACAGCTGACAGAAAAAAAATATTTATTTCAAATGATTCAATTGGTCAGTTGATATATCAATCATGGCTAGATGATCCTATTTATGATGGATTCAAACCGACTGTTGTTCTAGTCAATGACTTGGAAAAATACCGAAAGAGAGTATCTAAAAAAAATAAAAACCCACAATATGACAATCGCACAAGCACTAAAAGAAAAGAACAAAAAAGTAGCTAAGATCCAAAAGCTTTGGGACAAGATTCAGAAATATAACTCTATTCAAGAGGGATCTGAAAGACCATATAGTTCAACTGAACTTTTTGGACAAGTACAAACTGAAGTTGACCAATTAGTCGACCTAAAAACACGGATTCATGAAGCATCTTCTCCAGTAAGACGCGATATCTTTGCTCTTTCAGAGATGAAAACTTTTGTACAACGAGTAAAAGTAGTAAATACGACACACGGTGTTTATCGTGATCGATATGAAAGCACAACCTCTCAAATGGTTGCTGAATTAAATATTATGTGGCAAGATACAAAAATCGAAGAGCTTGAAGAAAATATTGAAAAACTTCAAGAAAAACTAGATCAATTTAATCATACTACTAGCATTTAAAATACATGGGCGACCCTAGATGGGGCAGAGTATTATATGCTGTATCTGACCCGCAAAGTCATTACTCAGAACTAGGATGGTACGATCGTGATAGTGAACTCAAGATTCCTGATTTAAGAGCTCAAAAACGCAAACATTATTTCTTCAAAATTCTGTAGCTAATTTTACTTTCTCCTCTAGGCGAGCCCACCATACTAAAAAAGGATCCTACTGGGATCCTTTTCTTGTCTATAATTATCTTATGGATTAAAATGGAGTAGTGCTGAAGACATAAGTAACTGGACCAAATCCACCTACTAATCCGTTACTAGACGAAGTACTACCAAACATGTTATAATCTCCTATAGTTGAACCGAATGCATATGGAAGACTAGTTATATTACATCCTCCTTCATCAAAACACAACCATCCAGGATAGTAGAGATATGTAGGGCCTCCAGAGTGGCCGGTTGATAGAATATCAACGGTTGGGTTGGCCAAATCATAAAATCTCTGTACGATATGAGTAGAATCATTCACATAGAAAAATCCGTCTAACATAAATACTAATCCATGTGCAAAATCAAGCAGTCTGATATAATATAAAGTTTCTCCAGGTTCAGGTGGTGGAACTAAGAATAAAGTATTTCCTCCTGAGCCGGCGGCAGCTACCGCGGCTACCGCAGCATTATAAGATGCCTGTTCAAACATCATCTCATCTTCCATTCTTCTTCTAATTTCCTTTTGTTCAGGAGTCTCATGTCCCCAATTAATAAACGACATACTCAAAAGTCATTTTAAAGTTAGTAAATATTTAAGTTTATTAATAGCACCTAACATCTCATCTCTGATGTTTAGGAGATCACTGTCCTTGTTACCATCTAGTTTATGATTAAAAGATAATAAGAATTCTACAATAGTGTCCAAGAATTCCTCTATGTTAACTTCTCCAATATTTCCTAATAGGATAGCATCAGTTTCTCCTTCTAGAGCAACTCTACCATATTTACCCATATATGTTTCCATAAACTCGTCAGACAAGTCGCTAAGAGTATCATAGATTCCACCATATGCTTGATGTTTAGCATAAGATTGTGTCTGCCAATGAAACACTTTAAATTGAGATTGGATTCCTAAGAATGTTGACATTAAACTTGTCATAATTTCTATAAGTTTTTTATTATTTATCTCTATAAACAAAAAAAGAGGATTCGAAAGAATCCTCTTTAATTTATCTAAAGTAAATATGATTAGATACTTACTAACGCAGTAGAACCTGTAAGAACTCCAAGAGCAGCACCAGTAACATCAATACTAATGTATTGAGTTTCAGGATGCCATCCTGCTTCAGTAATCGCGTATCTTGATTTCATACCGATTTTTGGAGAGAATGTACCTTCAGAGATAGTCTGAAGAGATTCAGCCATGATGTATGGCATGAATTTAACACCCGGTTCTTCGTCAGCACCTTTACGTCCAATCATGATTCTTGAGTCTCCCCAAGCCATGTTAGGATCAACGTAAACTTGTACTCCGTAAACTTTACCAGCTGGGTAAAGGTTACCTGCAACTCCACCCATATCAGTTGGAACTTGTGCGATTGAGTAACCAGCAACATCAGCCATTGCAGAAGCAACACGTCCGTTAGTTACTAAGAAAGTACCAGCTCCAAAACGTCCTCTATGGTAAATCAAGTTTGCCATTTCAAGAACTTTAGTAACCAATCTTCTTTGTAATGTAGAAGTGTTATCAAATCCACCAGCAGTCAGGTCAAGAGTAGTAATACCTGTACCTTCAACTAAGTTAACTTCTGTAGAGTGAACATCAGCAAGTTGTAATACTTTATCAACTAATCTTTTGTTGATTGATTGAGCTAAGTCATTAACTGCTACGTTTTCCAACATAGAGATAACATCATAATTCCAAACTCTGTTCAAGTCTTGGATTTGCTCAACTGTTGCAGAAATTGATACTTGATCAGTTTCAGCTTCAACAAATTTAGTGAACATTCTTAATCCCATTTGACGGAATTTAGAGTTTTCACCTTCTTCTCTTCTCATTGATCCTGGTACGTTTCCTGTAGAAGGAAGGTAAGAACCATTGAATGGAGTAGTTGCATAATCAGCATCAGATACTGAAGTAAAACCAGAAATATGGTTTTCTAATGCAGAAACTAGAGAAACTCCAGTTACGTTACCAGAAGTATCACCATTAATAGTAATAGTGTTACCTGTAAGTGAAGTGGATAAAGTATTTGTACCTGTATCAGATACTACTTTAAGAATCAATTGACCGTCTACACGAGAGTATCCTACGAAGTGAAGAACAAAATCTCCTGCACCTGATCCAGAAACTGTTGCAGTATCACCTGGAGCTGGTGTTGGGTTGAATGATGCTGAAGTAACACCTTCAATTTTAACTAAGTAAGGATCAAACTCGCCTGTACCAGTTCTACCACCTGCATATAAATAATCCAAGTAAGGAAGGAATCCAACTGGAGAATCCATAGGGATAACTGGAACTAGATCAAAACCAATAGTTTTTGCTGCTACTTGAATAGCAACTGGTAAAAGTGATGGAAATTTATCACCAGAACCGTTAGCATCAGCTGAGAAAGAATTCTTAGCACCTGCAGTGAACGGAGTCATTGCTGATGTTGGAGCTGATGGATTTCCCATAAAACCACCAAGAGAACCTGGAGTTTGGAAGAATACACCTGGAGCAGTGTTTTCAAAGATTGGTGTAGTGTTATCAAAGATAGCGTGGTTGTGAGCGTACTCAGCTAACCATGGAGTCTTTGCAACATCAGCACCGTAACCTTCTAAAATCGGCTGCCATGTGTTCGCTAAGCGAGCATCGCTTGAACGCTTAAAAATTTTAGTACGTGCCATTTGTTAAAATGTTTTTTTAGTTTTTGTTACAATCTAGAGTTTGCGCTTCTCAGCATAGTCTCTAGGTAACCTTGAGAGTAACCTCTCTGCATCTCAACAACCTGTTCAACAGGTACTAGGCCTTCTGTACTTTGGCTTTCGTTGAGTTGTTGCATTTTTTTAGTATTATGTTTTTGAATTTCAATTCTTTCATTGATACCTCTCATATCAATATCATCCCAGAATGATTTAACTTGGTATGGAGTGTTTACATTATAAAGTTGTGCTTTAGCATGAACTTTACTTTTTTCACTCTCATTCATTTCATTCCAAGTAGGTTTGTATTCTGCTGGCATGAATCGGATATATGTAGGGATATTTTGCTCTTTGTGATTTACTACTGCTTCCATGATTCCAACGATATCGTTTTCGTTAAACCATACTGAACCATTAAGTGCTTCAACAATTGCTTGTTTAGTGTTTGACTCTAATCCAAAGAAACTTTTCTTGTTAGCTTCGTTCATAACCTTTAAGAAAGGATATTTACTTTCAAGAACTGCTTTAGAAGATTTATCATTTACCTCAGTAATTACTTGGTCAACTTTAGAAATTAAGTTATCAATAGAGTTAGATTCATCTAATTTAGAAACTCCTCCTAAGATATTTCTTTTACCTAATGTTGCTCCTTCTCCTAAAGATTCAGCAAGATATTCAGCGTAACCGATTGTTTTACCGACTGTTTCAGCTAGATACTGAGAATAATCACGATTTAAGTTAATGTTTTCTGAAAGATATTCTCCAAATTCAATTGAACGATTAGCTCCTTCAGCAACGTATTCAACATATTGTAATCCTTTATCAAGCTCTTCAGCCAAATAATTTTGATATTTAATAGAGTTGTTTACGTTTTCTTTAACGTATTCAGTATAATTAATAGACTCGTTTAATTTTTCTGAAATATAGTCTTGATAATTAACTGACTGATTCAATTTTTCTCCTAAATAAGAAGAGTATTCAATTGAATTATTAACTGTTTCAGATACATGTTCTGTATATTTAACTGATTCATTTAATTTATGAGAAAGATAATCAGTAAAATTAATAACTCCCTCTAATGATTCTGCTAAATAATTAACAAATCCAACTAGCTCAGAATTACTAGATCCGTTTGATTGAGCAGACTCTAAAACAGACTTGTGATTCTTAAGTTCTTTTTTAATCCCATTGAATTGTGTTTTAAGAACTTCTGAGTATTTATCCATTTGTTCTTTTGTTACAAACTCGGCCATCGTGTTATTATTTTTTTGTTCTTGTAGAGTCCCTTGGAATTTTATTCCTGAACTATTTTCTAATTTATTTATCTTATAAACTTTAAAATTATCTGCGAAGTTTAAACTTTCTGAAATATCCATTAATCCAGATTTTTGAATAAATGAATTTTCCTTCATTGTATTGTAGCTCTCAGTAATCATTGAAAAGTCACTCTTTAGGGATTCACTAACAGTCTTACGTAAAACTGCTTCAGTAAAACCAGGTTCACCTACTAAGTCATAAGTAAAGATCCTCTGTAATTTTACCATACCGCTCTCGCTAACTTGACCAGCTGCTCTTGAAGAAACTGATAGTTGAACTCCTCCATCAAGCAACGCTTTAGCTAATTTACCATGAGGAGTGTTTTCTAATAGTCGAACTTTAATGTATACTTTGTCACCGCCATCATAAGTAAGAGATTCGATAATATGTGAAGCTTCGCTTAATTTTGGTTCAAAATGCTGAGGGTGATCAACTGTTCCAACTAATTGTCTTTTTGAGATCTTATCTTGAAGATAGGAAAGGTGTGGAAGGTATTCTGATTTTTCATAGACTCGTCGGTTATTATTCATTTGACCGAATACTGCACATACTCCTTCAAGTACTGCACCAGACGCTGATGATTCACTTACTCGAAGTTTCTCACCAACATTTTCAACAACTAGTACCCAGTCGCCGTAGTTAATTTGTGCTAAATTTTGATTTGTCAAAGCCCAAAATATTTTTTATTATTTATTAAGAGCTATTTGAAACTTTTTAAGTTTTATTTTCGTATTCTGACAATACCGATTTTAATTTTAAGAAATCTTCTTCTGATATGTCGTCGATTTGAGGTAATACTACGTTAAACTTGACCAGATATTCTCCGAGCTTGCCCTGTTCATTGCATATTCCTTCATTTGGTATTGAGAATTTTAAGTTTGATGCAGATCGAGGACTATTAAAATCCACCTCGTATTTCTTATTAACGATTGTTTCAATCTTTGTTTTTCCTTCACTGAATATTACACTACTCAATGGGATATCAATTACCTGAATTATTCTAGTGCCTTCAATTTTTACGTTTTCTGGAATAATTAGTTCTAATGTAACATGTAGATCTCCAATTAGCGGAACCTGTTCAAGATCTCCCCACATATTTAATTGACTAACTACCTCTTCATTACCGAGCTTTGCCACTCTTGCTGAAACAGTATGTGCATCTCCATCCTGTTTAATGATAATATACTTTTTCCTAAGATCGATCGTAATTATAATATCCCTTTCCTCTTTGATCTTATCAAAAGTCAACACACTACCTGATTTACCAGTATAGTTTATCTTTTCTCTGGTAAAACTTAATTCAATCTTTTTTCCTAACATTGCATCCTTTAATTCTAATTTATCATGCACATAGATATTAAGATGATCTGTACTTGGTGGAGTTGGGTGAGGCCGACCTTGCGTTTTTCTAGCCCGATCATTCGACCTTCGTCTAAAGTCTGAATCTGAAAAATTTCTAACAAATTCATCAAATCCAAATCCATTTGAAGTCTCACCAAATCCACTTGAACTCCAGGGATTTGATGTCTTCTTATCGTATTCTTCCCTCTTCTTCTCATCACCTAATATAGTATACGAGTCAGAGATCTTTTTAAAAAGTTCCTCTAGATCTTTATCACCATCTGTCTTATCTGGATGATATTTTACTGCAAGCTTTCGATAAGCTTTTTTAATTTCTTCATGAGTCGCCGTTTTAGAAACTCCTAAGTTTGCATAGTGATCCATTAATTGGGATTTTTTCTAAACCTGATCTAACTTATATTGTATAAGAAAAAAAGAAAAGGTTCTATGGAAAAAGCTAAGTTATGTGTATCAATTGATTGGAAGGCGACTGACGATCTTAATAATTTAAAGATCGTGCAAAATTTAATTGAGTCATTTGATGGTACTCATGTAGATTATATCGCAATTGATCTCTATAAATGTGCGATGATCAATGTTAATATGTGCGATGAACTCGACAATTTTTGTAGAGCACGAAACATCTCATGGTTTCCAATAGTGACCTCAATCCGAGCAATCAACCTTACTCGACCTTACTATTCTAGGTTACCGAATGGTAAACTTGGCTACATGGTAGGAATTCCATCCGACTGTATTAAGGACACTAATCTTCTTAGTCATGCTCGAGAAAGCTCAGACTATCTAGTCCTCTATACTGGTTCAAGTACACAAAAAGAGATTGATCGAGCAATTGAAACTGCTCAACCTGACCTAGTAATTCATCATTCTCAAGGAGAGGCTCGACTTGACTACATAAAATATCTTCAGGGAATCTCAATTGAATTTGAAAAAAAGTATTCTACTGGATTTAAAAATAATCACTTTGCAAATACTTCTCTACTTATTGCTGCTCGTATATTAGAAGCAAAATTCCTAGAATATACAATTGAGGTAACTGATGACACTATAGAGTACTATTTAGGTAGTCCTGGAGTATTTAGTGAATATTGTCAATTGGTAAACGATCTAGCTCAAATAGATAACTCTAGAGGAGGCTATGAGGCCCGTAAGCTGAGTAAAAAGGAAAAAGAACTTAAGGGAAAATGAAGATTACGCTAAAGAATATCGGGCACTATATAGAGGGCAACATCAAGATGCTTGGTGACAAGATGTATCTCTTGCCTGAACATGAAAAGGAACAGGTTGCCTATCGGGCAATGATTTGTAAAGACGACTGTGTAAAATTTGGATACTGTTCCTATTGCGGTTGTGATATTCCAGGAAAACTATATGTTAAGGAATCGTGTAATGGAGGTGAACGCTTTCCGAACTTAATGAATAAGACTGACTGGGAAGAGTATAAGCTCGATAATGGGATTAGCCTGGAATAAGCGATAAACCTTTTGTAACTATTGAAAGGGTTTCAACCAGTTTTAATATTGCTGCCGGCAATTCAAACTTTAGCTTATTTGCCAGCATCATTACTGTTGTTAGGGAAGTGAGCACAATATTTAAGGTCTTTAATAGACTCTTTTTTGTTTGTAGAGCAATTCCTAGTGTATATACTGGATTAGGAACAGCCGGTGGCAGAGCTGCCGGTAGTGCAGCAGTAGCAACAGTCGCCTGAACTTCAACTGGAATAGAATCAAGTGCCTCCTTTGCGATCTTGTACTCCTGCTTTATCTTAATAATATCTTCTTCAACTGCAGGTTTAAGATTTTTCTTTACCTCTTCTAAAATCTTCTTCTTAGCTTCCTCTGCCGCTTTATCTGCCTCTTCTTTAGTCATTCCTCGCTCAATCTTTTCAGCTTTTGCCGCATCAATCATTACTAAGTATTTACCAAGAGTCTCGTCCTTTTTAATAATATTTTCAATTACGGCATCGGCGTTTAGTTTTGGAATATCTGTTCCAAGTGATCCTAATTGAGTTACTGCCTTTGCCTGATCTTCTAGTGCCATCCTTATTTAGTTTTTGTTGTTTTACTTATTACTACGTCTGCAATAAGAGGAGGAGCTGGTGGTCCACCTGCTGCAGGATGTATATGAGCATTAAAAAGTTCTAAGAAAGTTTCACCTTTTATCACATATTCAGATAGCGCAGCTGATGTAGTTGAACCAAGTTCAATATTAGGACAATCAATCACAACTTTATTATCAGTCTTTACTGTTATTAGGTTATCTGGCGCAAGATTTATGCTTGCTCCTTTTACTGAAATCGTCAAGCCTTTTCCTACGCTAAACCATAACTTTAATTCTTGGTCCCCATCGAAGAGAACAATATGACTTCCTTCATATTCAGTATTTAGCTCATCCTTTACGTCTTGTGCCAATTCATGAATCGCGAAGTATTCAGGAGAATATGGATTACCGTTATCGAATCTTACAGCAACGATACTTCCTACTTTAGGAATAGAGATAGATCCAGCACGACCGTCTTGACCAAAAAATAGAGCCTTATTCTTTGGATACGCCCATGGAATATCACCAGCCTCTAAATCATCGTGAATACTATATACCCTAACTCTGGCTCTACCCTCTTTTCGAGGATCATCTACAAGCTCAACAACCCCTAAGAACTGCTTGTCTCTTAAGTCATCTAAGTCTCTATTCGATATATCGTGATTTCGGTCTAGCATCTTTAATTTTTACTTTGATTATTAACTTAGTTTTATTTAGGATTATTCGTAGGGTATAAATCACCAATATTCTTAATATTTGGTCCACCGAATGCTGCCCCCAGTGCTGGATTAACTAGTCCACCAATAGATTTAAGTTTCTCCTGCAATCCCTGTACCCCCTTATCTACAAATCCTCCAACAAATGGTAAATCAGAGGCTCCGCCTATTCTTGTCTGAATATCTGCTGCAGTATTCATTGCGCTCCATGGATTTTTTAGTGCATTCGTCACATAGTCATCTGCAATTTTAGTAGAATCATGATATTCACTCTCCTCCTCAAAATATCCAACTTTGATCTTAAATTTACCTCCATTTGGTTCTTTTATCTTGCCTGTAGCAACATCCATAGTGTCTCCTCCAACAAAAGTGTCTGAAAAATCAAACTCACACTGTCTACACTTAAACTTTAAGTATCCAAATTGTTTCATTGGATTACTTTGATCCAATTGCTGATTTCCTAATAGTGAACCTAGTCCTGCACTAGCGTCAGTAAGTGTTCTATTTAAACCACTTGTGTCTATACCAAGAGCACTTGTCATATTACTAAAAGAGCCTGCTGGATTATACCTGATATTCCTAGCCTCAGCTACATATATGTCTACACAAAACCATCGTAAGTTGTCTGGCACCAATTCTCTCATATACACTTTATCATATACTGCAGATCTGTATAAGCTAGCAATCTCAGTTATTCTTAGGTCAATTGCTTCCAATGTTTCAATTGTTAGGATTGCTTCCTTACCTTTGTAAGCGGTTGTCATATCTGTTGCATTTCCCCATAATTTACTTAATCCTTGAATAGACTGAAAATACCATGGAGCATTAAATGTTAAGTATTCTAGAATAGACTTAAATTTAGCTAAGCCTGCCTCCTTGTCTTTATATCCAAGGGATCCCAAGTGAGTTTGTGCGCTATACCAATTATTTTTTGATCCTTTTTCAAATAGAGGACTTTTCCATAATCCATCATCCGCTAGCGAATCAACATCAAGTCCTTCAAACCTAAAGTCTAGGGCAAATGTTAAATATGTTGGCTGATCATATGGATCAAGAAAAAAACCTTTTCTAAAATTATCAACCTTATTTCGTACTCCGTAAAAATTATGCATTTGCTGTGAATTTTATTTTTGGCGGTATCCATTCTCTTCGAGCTAAAATTAATTCAGTATAGAATATATGTTCGTCACTAGGATCAAAAGTATATTTTGCCTCTTTTACATAGTACCAGCCAGTCAATTCTGCATCAAGAGTCTCATCCTCCATCTTTTGTTTATTTGGATCAACATCTTCCTTTCCAGTCGGGTCAGTCTCCTTTTTTATTTTTTCAGCCATCGACGTTGTCATTAATACTGGAACAGTCATTCCTTTAATTACTTGAAAATTTACTCCTTTTAATAGGACTCTAAGCTTTATTTTCTCAAGTTCTTTTAAGTTATGATGATTAAAAACTCGAGCTGCATTCCAATTTTCATGAGTGTTTCCATAGTTAATATTCATCCATTTCTTATTTCCAACCTCATCCATCCCTTCATCGTCTGGAATTAACATTGAGGCATCTGATGTACCTTCCGTATTTGTTGGAGCTACGAAAAATTCCTTAAATTTCTTCTTTTGATCTTCACTCTCATCAAAATGATCATAGTAATAAATCTTCTTCTTATATCCTTCCTTTTTAAGAACTGCACCATGATCAGATATTAAATTAGCCTCATAAATATAATTTGGATGATTTATGCTAGTTCTTTGATTTGTTAGAAAGTTGGGAACAGTCGCCTCAGATAATCCCGCTTGAAGAGGGCTATCTTTTTGAGCCTGTGTAATATTTTGAGACATTGGATTCGAATTACTTGTAAAAGTATCATCTACCTCGACCTGGCGCAATTGTTCATTTACATTAACTAAGTTAAAGATTAATTCTTTACTAATAAAACCAGTAAAGAACGAATTATCGTCTTGATATGAATAACTTACAATTTCTCGTAAGAAATTTGCTGGGCTAGTATTAAAATTAATCCAAGTCATAACATCAGTTGTTGTAAATTCATTTTGCGCATAACCTAGACCAAGGTCAGAACAGATAGCTTTTATTGCATCCATCGATGTCATATTAGAATAGCTCCTAGAGATGTTGTTGTATAGTCTAGGAACAAATAACTCAGCCTTTATATGATAAGTTATTCCTTTACTTAATGTGACATTATCGCCTCTATTTTTTATAGGAATAGACTTTACACTAGTTATCGTATAATCTGATCTAATCGGTTTTAATTTTGGGTTACCGCTATTAATAAAAAGACTAACCATTAAGTTTCTTTTAGGAAAATAGTTTCCAGAAAATTCTCCAGCAGTATCAGTAAACACTAGATTTACACTAGGCATAAATCCAGACTCATCAAGAGTTAAATAGTCAACTTCAGTTATTGATTTTCCTCCTAATTTAACAAATGGCTTATTTACACCAGCCTTTTGGCCAAAGTCTTGTGTGTTTTGGTTTTGACGACTAATCGTGGGTGTTGTGCTCCCAGAAGAGTTATCAAAGTCTCCAAGTTCAATTAACTTGATCTTGGGTTGAAAATGAGTCTTTATTACTTGACTAAATGCCATTGCTTAGAAATTTGGACTATTTTTTAACTGATCTTGTACTCTTGATCTAGTTGAAGACTGATTAGTATTTGTTGAACTTGTCTGAGTCATGTCTCCGCCTAATATTACTCGACCGTTTACTACTTTAACATTTTGTGCACCAGTAAGGTTTACATTCGGTGGAACTATTTCAGGTGCCTTTGTTCTAAGAGATTCTAGCCTCTGCTTGTCTTTTGCAGATTTTGGCTTAATCACTGCACTCTCATTCTTTTTAGCAGGTTCAGTACCTTTTTCTTTTACTTCCCTAGGCGGTTTTATCATTTTTTCCATTATTGAATATGATGGGACAAGTAATATTTCTCCTTGATCTAATGAAAAAGGATTCGATATTCCATTGAATTTTAAGATAGTTTCCCAGTAATCCTGCGTTGAATACACTCGATTTGATAGAAGATCAGGTCTCATTGTTTCATATTCAGAAACAAGAACTGGTCCTGAGGTTGATCCATTTTCGCCAAACGTAAACGTTGAACTAATTAAATCAATAATTGATTCACCAGTGGACGTAGTAAAAAGTTTTTTAACTCTTAATAATTTACTTACTAACATTTTTCTTAATCTTTTGTATATAATTTTGTAAAGTAATCTGGTAATATTCCAGATTTTCCAAACCCTGCACCGTATTTTCTTTCTACTGCCGGTCTAAAATAATTAGCTAAATTTTGGCCAGAAGTAAGTCCATTGTCACCGACCGCAGTATCAGCAGTAGTTGTTGCTGAATTAAAACTAGCTGATACTGAACCGGTAGTATCTGCAATTCTTCTACTATTATATTCACCATATGAATTTTGTGCACTTGCTGGAGGCTGCAGAGCAGTAAATGAAAGATCTCCTCCACCATGATTGAACATTGATTCAATATCCTGTTTTGCTCTAGGTCTTCCGTGACTTAATGAAACTTTAAATTTTACATTAATTGGAAAATCATGTGCTCCGAGTTCTTCTCCAAATGAAATAGTTGTAGAATCCATACATAAATTACCTATTACCGCGATTGGATCCATTGGATTACCGACAGTTAAGTGCCATTCACCAACTGCACGACCGTCTGCCAAGGCTCTCATTATTAATGGTGCCTGATGAAGTTTACCGATTCTACTTGCAATAAGATTTTGTCCGACCTTACTTCCTGCAATATCTCCTGCAATCTTTTTAAACCCTTCAGTAAAACTAGATGCATTCTTAGCATCATTTGAAACGCCATTAATAAATCCCTTAAGATCATCACCACCTGCAGCAATCATTTGAGTCAACATCGAAGTAATATCTTTGGTCGCTGATGCATAATCTCCTTTTTCCATATTATCAGTATTAAATCCAGGAAGAAGAGCACCAGTTCTTTGAAAATAACGATATCCTCCTCCCCAAAAAGAAGCTCTATTATATGTCAAAGATAGAAAATTACTTAGTAAATCAAGCATTGCTACTTTAGGATTAACTGTTCCAATCGCTCTTAATTTATATTCAAAAACAAGCTCTATTTTTTGTTCAAAACTAAATCCTCTATCTCTTATCTTCGTCTCAGTAATAACATTAATTGGTCCGAGTATACGATTAGCGTATGCACCAGATTCTTGTTGTTTCACAGAATTATCCTGTAATACTTTATCATATCCTGATACTGCAAATGGATTTTGATCATTCATATTTGCAAAAGAAGCAATTAATGCCTGTCGAGCAGTAGGATTTGTTATTCCAGCAGCATCCAGCGCATCTTCTAAAATAAGTTCATTACCTTGAACATCCTGTATTTCTTCTCCCTCTTTAGGATATGCTTTCCATTTAAAACCAAAGGTCATACCTAAGATTCCATCTAGTGTATTGCTAGTATCTCCTCCCCACCAAGTAACAGCTTGCGCAATCGGAACCAACGGTAACTTGTCTTGATGTACTTGTAAGTTATCTTCTACTGGTACTGGATATCTCCTAAGTGTAAGTAGCCTATTATTTGGAACAAGTCCATAATATTTACAGTGAGTAAAATCAGTTAGGGAATATGGATATGGATATAAAGGGCCCTTATGATTTGAACCTAATGTTGCCTGCTGATCTGCCCATGTCTTAATTGCAATAGCAGTTGGGTTTTGTACAACTACTGCCTGCTGACGCTTTAATTTTTCAGCAGCTTCTTGTACTCTACCGAGTAGAGCATTTGAACCCTCATAACTTAGGTTATGTCTCTTTAGATCATAGTCTCCAGAAGTATTTGCAGTTGTTCCTGCACCAAATTCAGAGTATCTAAAAATATAGAATGGATTAAATATTGATTCTGTACCAATTATCTTAATTGTCTTTGACCCATCTCCTTTAACTTCACCGGTCTGCGCAGTTTTTCCACCAGTAACTTCAGTCGACTGTCCAAGAGATTGAACTGACGATAAATTTAAAATATTATCGGATACTCCGCCATTACCTACTGCTGCACTAAGGATATCCATAAGAATCTAGTTTTTATTATTTATTAGGCTTTAAAAAGTTTAGGATTAGTCCTTACTTTTCAGAAAATCGCTAAAATTAGAAACCTTCTTTACGATTTTCTTCGGTTTGATCTTTTTACCTGGACCAGCAAGTGCAAATGTATCCATATTATTAGAAGGTAGGGTAGCAGGTGTTTGGAAAGTGGCTCCTGGTGATGTTGATGCAGGCACAGCATCTTCATTTGTTTTCTTTTCGGCTGACTTATAGAATTTAGGGCCTTCACCTTTTTCATATGGTGTCAATCCAACTGCATCAAGTCTTAACTTGTTCGTAACTTTTTCTACTCCTTTTTCAAAGTCTCGGCCTCCTTGTTTGCTTACGCCATATACTCCGCCTTTAATAATACTATACAGACCATTGAAGATTGCTCTATTTTGATCAGCATTCTTTTTAGCTAGTGCCATATCACCTCTATCAGGTATAGTTGAAAATAATCCAACTGCTATTTGGCCAAGACCCTTAAGCAGGTTTTTTAGTGGACTCTCAGCTATTCTGTCTGCCTCGCTAACCGCTAATCTAACCCTTTGATAGAGAGGAAGGCGCAGGTCAGGTTTGAGCTGAATACCTTTAAAGTTCTTCATATTGAAATCCTTTGAAAGATAATAGTTTTTAATCTCCTTCTCTTTTTGTTGAGTAATTGACTTAATTTTAGCGATTGCATTATCTGTATCTCGCTTAGAGAGCTCTCCATCAACTTCACTCTCAATATATTTAGTTATCCATGAGCTACATATTTGTAGATATGCTAACTGGTTCTCTTCGAGTGAGCTCTCAGCAGTTCTTGCTGAGTTATTAAATTGTGCAATCCTAGCTGAATCTACTAATACTTCTTTAATTGCTGCTTCTAGCCATGCAGCGTTCTGTCCCTCTAATTTCTTAAATAATTTATAGTAATCTCCGCCTGGAGCAGATATCTCACCATTTGCCATGGGTGGAAGTAGAGATGAACTTAGTGCGCTCATCAATTTTTCTTTAATCCTATTCTTTTTTCTTAGACTCGGGCGTTCGTTCTTCGTTACCTCCTTCTCCTTTGCCTTAATTGGACCGCTGAAGAATTTGGAGTAACCTAGTGCATCGATTAGAGGTTTCCAATCGACTTGTAGTTTCTCCATTGTCTTTTCATCATTCGGCAAGTCCGAAATTACTCTCTCAGTCTCTTTCATTGAATCAGCTACTTCCTTTCTGATAGTATCTTCCGTTCTCTGTACGAGCTTACCTAGTTTTTTCTTATAGGAATCATTAGCCAAGGCTTTAGCCTTTTCTGCAATCTCAGGATTCTTCTCAAGAAGATCAGAAAGTTCTTCCTTCTTCATTATCCTAGACTCCCCATTTGAATCAATTACTCCAAACTCATTTGACTCGACAGTATTATCAATACTTCCAATCTTATTGATCTTAATAGTTGGCTGATTCGCCTCAGTTGAAGTAATTAAGGAAGCATCTAATTGTTTTAGTGCTAATAAGAGATTTGTCTCTTTGTCTAATTCAGGAAGATCAGATGCGTACTTAAATATCAAGTGCATCTTATAGATTCGACTCTTAACATCAGCCTCACGTAAAGTAAACCTTTTATACCCTTCAAAATTAAGAGAAGGATCTGTCTTCTTCTTATCGGATGATAGAGCGTTTAAATTTTTCTTAGATTTAGTCAAGTATTCACCCATCCACTCAACTTTTCCAGGCGCAACCATTGCTAGCAACACCTTTTGTAATTGTGGATTATCCTTTATTTTTTCTAGAGTAAGTATGTCTACTTTTTGTAATACCTGTTCGATTGATTCGAATGATGTAGTTCTAGCCGTTTTATCTGAGGTTTCTCCGCCTATTCCTGACTCAATAATATTAAGGATATCTTCAAATTCAGATGATTTCTTATCCTCCTTCTCTTCAGTAGTCTCATTTACGATTGATTCAGTGAGACTAAGCCAGTTTCTTAAATATGCTTCAAAACTCATATTATCTTTGAGATTTTAATTATTTATCTCTCTTTTTAAACTGCGCATAAGGAATGACCCACATATTGCGTTTAACCTCGCCCTGCATAAAGTCATATACTGACTTTCCGCCATTACTCTCTTCTGGATGTTGTAGAACTGCGTTCTTTAATTTTGCTTTACCTTTACGGTAATCTTCAAAATTTTGTTGACTATCATTTTTCTTGGCCACACTACTTGATTATTTTAAAGCTTCTTTTGGGGTGTTATTAGTCCAGCATTTGTGACATACGTACACATCCTTACCGCCATCGGCGATTGCCCAATTCCATCCACATTTATCACATATAACACGAGTATTAGTTACCTTTTCAAATAGGTATTTTGCCTGGTTTAAAATATACTTCATAAAAATATTACCTATTTCTAAGTTATTTATTTTAGAGTAGTATACCCGCCTTTTATAAAGTTAATGTGTTGTGCTTTTGAATCTTTGTGAATAATTACGTGTGAATGTAACCATGAGCTCGGGCCAATATTATAGCCGCATCTTAATTTACTAGTAGTCCCTACAGCAAGAGCTCCATCCTTTCTTCCAGGTGAGTGATAGTGACCAACTACAATTTTAGTATTTAGTTTTCTAAATTGTTGCAGGGATCCTCGACTACCGCTTGCTCCTATGTCTCCATGCTGGCCTAATTCCCAATCATTAACGATGTAACTATCGCTTCTGCCCAGTGTAATAAAGTGAGGATATGCCTTGTTTATCACCCAAGGAATAACACCATTTGGTGCCTCTCCTCCAAGAATAGCCGCAGAATAGAGCATATATTCTAGAGAGTTTTTAGGAGTAACCGTTTTTCGCCAGTCAGTGTTCTTTAACCATCGGTCTAGGAAATCATCGTGATTACTTCGAACAATTACAGTATTATAGTCTTCAAAATCGGCCAGACCAATTATCATATCGTCAACCTCCTTCTTTAGTGAATTGGTGCCGTCTAATTCCTTTTGATATTGTATAAATGGATCCTTTTCTTCATGGTGACTAATTGAGGTTCCATCAAAAACATCGTGTAGGATGACATGTTCAGGATGAAGAATATTCATAAAGTCAAGAGTCTTATTTAATACCTCTTGATCGTGTTTGCCATAGTGTAGGTCACCTAGGATAATTGCAGATATTTCAGAAATTCGAGATACTTCACAATTAGTAGTATTATAAAAAAGATCGGTAAAGCTTCCTGAATCAGTTGCAGTTACCTGTCGCATAAAGAATATTTCGTCATTCTTAATTTCAACAATAACAAATCCTAGAGTATGATGAAATTCTCCTTTCTTACCTGCCTTAGAATCTGTATAATTCTTATTTGTACAGGCGCCAGTTGTAATCATCATTTTTGGTGCATTACCCTCCAACACAGGAACCATTTCCATTTGCATTTTAGGCGAACCTACTACACATGAATTAATTCCACTCATTCCCTCTAGTCCAGTCATAGGATTAACAGCAGTTGGCTGAATCTTAACGTCTGACATAATAGAAAGATATTTATGTATATTATGACGATTTGCATCTAGGTAGGGAACGACGATTGGATCCCAAAATTCGCTCTCTTCCTGATTATTGGTCCAGACAGAGGTTGGATTTTTATATCGACCTGCGATTATATGAATGTCTGCATTAATAAAATCAGCATACGCTTTCATGTTTTCAATAAACGCAGGGTGTACTCCTGTGTTATTTTGTGCCCAACTAATAATAAATCTCTTGGATTTCTTATTGTATTCTCTCTCTTGAGCTATTTGATATTGTGGTGATTCCTCTTGGGTAGGTGTTGTCAATTTAAGGTTTGACGCCCATCTCTCTAGTGTTCTGGTTGAACACTCAAACTTTTCAGATAATTGACGTAATCGATTATCCCATGAAATATCTTTATTATAGTATACTTCGGTAAAATAGGTAATATCTGACTCTTCTAATTCTTTAAACCTCATAGACTGGAAAGTTTTGTATATTATATTCGAGAATCAATTAAAGTTTTAAACTATATCATCTGTCGAATCTTCTGCTATATCAGGCTCGTTAAAACGTATGTCCTGATTAGCTTCATTTACATCAGTATGTTTACCTACCTCCTTTTGTAAATTAAAAAATTCAGCAGAGACCGATGTCGGTGTTTCTTTTTTAAACTCTTCATAGTTTGAACTCTTAATCAAGTTTATAATATCCTCTGACTTTACAAAGCTTGGAAGTTCAACTAATCTAAAGTCTTTTGATA